ACCGATAATCTATAAATTATCTTACCACTCCATACTTTCGTACTTCGTTTTTTACACTTACCTATTACAGTTCGTCTACTATATATCTAGTATGAAACCAAACAATCCGTTTTTCATGGTTTGAGTAAAGTTCAATGAAAAAGATTTGTAGAGATCTTAAACTCCAAATTGTTACAGGTACAATTAGAAAACCTTTGCATAACCGAACAGTTTTTTTCTGAACTCGCATGCGTTAATTTCTTGGCCTTCACTGACTACCTATTAACAAGCTCATCAGTCGTATTCTTTGCAGAACGAGCAATAGATATATCATGTGAAACCAAAGAATCCGTTTTACATTGTTTGAAAAGAGTTATAAAGTGAAAAATATTTTATTTTTGTTTTTAATATTTTTTTTAACTCATATAGTATTTTAATCAATCTTAATTTTATCAATGATCTCAATTGGATCTTCATTATCGATCTCAATTGGATCTTCATTATCAATGATCTCAATTGGATCTTCATTATCGATCTCAATTGGATCTTCATTATCAATCTCAATTGGATCTTCATCACAAATTGTCTCACGATCATCTTCACCATAGTTGGCTGGAATTTCACCTAGCTCAATCAAATTATTATCTTTAATAGTTGGCATTTTAATTCGTATAAGTTCTCTCAATCTACTTCATGTGAAACCAATCAATCCATTTTACATTGTTTGGGAGCTTCTAATAATACTTCTGAAGTCTTTTTAGTTATTTCTTCAATTTGAGTATCATTTACTATTTCTTCAGTTTGTTTCCACCATCTATGATTTGGATCACATGTTGCACACAAACCACTCTTAAAATCTCCAATATTATGGGGACACTTTGAACATACTCGAAGTTTGGGAGGTGTATTCATTTCTTACTATCAATCTAGTACAGATTATTAAATCCGTTTTTATAATATTAGTTTAGTAATTTAAAGCAAAATCTTTGATAACAAGTAATGGAAGAAGCAATTATTCATTATACTAATCAACAATCAAAAGAGCAAAGGGATAAGCTTATTGAATATTTTAAATATTGGAACTCTGCTGACATAGAAGAGTTCATAATAAGACGTAAGAAACTTGGTGGTAAGAAGTTTTTAGATCAAAGATTGAGTTTTGGAAGCTTTCTCATGACTCTTCTACCAATGAAAGACTTACTAGACAAACTTGAAGTTGATTCTCAAAGTCATTCAACTTAATTAATGAATTTATGAACAGTGTTAAAGGGGTATGAATTATGAAAACAAAACTTCTTATTGAAACTACTAAAAAACATTTACATTTAAAGCAAAATCTTTGATAACAAGTAATGGATGACATAACAAGTAAAATCATAAAATTTATACAAGATCAGCCTATAGAAGTTCGTAAAAAGTATATTGCTTATTTAAATATACATGTTAACGACACAAATGATAATTGGTTAAATTTTTATGATACTGAATTTAATTTTGAAGATCTAAGACTGTTTACATCAAGAATTACAAACATTATTTTAGATACAGTAAATGTGAATAATATTGTAGAAAAAATTACACAATAAATTGTATATTTTGTAATTATCGAGTTTTGACAAAAGATTTTTTATTGAAACTTCTTCTAGAAAAACCATAAAAAATAAATTAATGTATAAATACCTTTTTTAAAATAATGAATTGTTGAAACTCGATGGCTACAAAAATATCTCAAGGTCAATATAATGGAGTTTCTAAATACATTCATAAAAACCATAAAAGGATATTATTTGTGTGTATGTCAATCAAGATTTGATACTATAGAAGAAGCTCATGAACATATGTCTGTAGAATATATTGGTTACTGTAATAATGGGTTAAAGTATTCTGATAATAATAGATATGAATGTAGATGTGGGACGTCAAATATGACTAGACAATATGCTGCACTAACTCATTATTATGAATTAAAAGGTAATTGTATTGACAAAAAAAATTTAATAACACGAACTACATGTAAAATATGTGATAATAAAGAGTTTCATACAGATGCTTGGTTTAAACGTCATTGTGAAACTAAAGGACATCAAAATAGATTACTTTATGGTAATCTTATTAATCTTGAATGTAAAAAATGTAATATAAAATGTAGAAGTCAAACTGAGATACGAAAACATCTTGAAACAAAAAGACACATAACTCAGCAACATTCAAAGAAAGAACAACTTAGTTTAGAATGTTCCACATGTAACATTAAATGTCGTGGCCAAAAAGAGATGAAAACACATCTTGCTACAAAAAAACATATGAAAAAGGTTTTGCTCGCCTAGCTCTTTTTAATTACGTCTTTGTTTCTTTACCATAGGTTGAATTACATGTACGTTCTGCTGTACAGCAACCACCGGTTGATTAATAGTACGCTTTTTTGAAGCAGCGTACATATCATATGTCATAATAATTGGTGTACCTGTATTGAAATTGAAATTCTCCATTGAATTGAAAGTATATTGTTCCATTGTGTGTGTACTATCTACCAGCCTGATATAAATCAATTCGTTTTCATGGTCTGAAGATATAAAGTAAAAATTTGCCTTTCGGCTTTTTATCTTCCATATTCTCTCATGTGTTCACGATATGCTTCTTTTATTTCAAAACTATGATCTCCGCCTTGTCTGCAACACGACATATCTTTTTCACAGTAATTACAGAAATCATATGTTTCGTCATATTTTTCATAATACTCATCCCGTTCTCTACGTATACCATCCATACGATTCTTCACATATTTCATAAATCTTATTATAATTTTAATTGATTCTTGGCTTCTTTGGTTTGGGTTGCTCATTTGTTTCGATTGGGCGTTGCCGTTTCATTACGTGATCTAGTATAATTAGATACTCAATCAATCCGTTTTCAACCAGTAATACTAGCTGAGTTTATTATAGCAATTAGATCAGCTATTTTTTCATCCGCACAATCTTGACAAACATAAGATTCTGGCATTGTATCATTTTGGCAAAACAAACAGTGATCACATGGACCTTCGTATTCAATTGGTTGTGGCATTGTATATAATCAGTATCTTTTAGAGGTATCAAATCGGTTTTTCATGTTCTAGATATAAAAGAATGGTATTATTAGGGTTTACCAAAAAAGCTGCAGCAGCACCAAGTTTTATATATAATACTACTCGTAATCCTACGATTATTACAGGAATAAGAAATCCTATTGGTAAGTTTTCCAGTAATACCAAAAACTATAACAAGTATTGCTGAGAATGCGTTTTATGGTGGCGAAAACTCGCATTATACAGGACTTACAGGATCAGTAATCATACCAAAATCAGTAACATCTATTGGGTCAGGTGCATTTGGTGTATGCACTGGTCTTACATCATTAACGATACCAAGTTCAGTAACATCTATTGGTAGAAATGCGTTTGTTAAGTGTTCTGGTCTTACAGGTTCATTAGTAATACCAAATTCAGTAAGAAATATTGGTTACCAAGCATTTAAAGATTGTACTAGTCTTTTTATACTTTATCCAGTTACTCTAGAAACTATTGAAAATAATGCGTTTCTTAATGTTACCAAAAAAGCCGAATATACTATTATTTAATAAATAAAGTTTTACTGAAAACGGATTTATATAACTTAATGCATATCAAGTATTGTACAAAATGCCTAAATATATAGCAGCTCAATTAATGCCTCCAAACACATCTTCTCGTTTAACGGAAAATTTACCAGATGAAGATGTTCCAATGTTTATGTTTCTAATAATTATAATCACAGTTCTGATTGTAGTGTTTAATACTCTTCAAACATGGGATAATGCAGCCAAGACCTTACCAGTAAATATTGATGATTCTTGTTTCTCAACTGCCGTGAATATTCATAGAGTAGAACGATATCAGCAGAGTCTATCACCTATTCGTCGTAGTAGGTCAAATGATTCGATGGTATAAGAAATTATAAATCAAATATAATAAGTATGTCGCTAATACGGAAACGTAAAGTAGGTGGATCAGACGCAGATGATTTTTTTGCTAGAGCTACGTCTCATAGTCTAAAACCAACTATAATAAATGAGGAAAGTAAGTTTGTTGTTGTTACATATTGGTGGGGACGCGGAAACCTAAATAAGAATACTCAACGTCCATGTCCTGAAGAACTAGAACCAGGACAACCATTAGATGTTCCTCCAATTAAGTTTGAAGAGATGATTCAAAATTGGGAACAAGCTTGTGCAAAGCATAAGTGTAACTATCTAGCAGAAGAGTATCCTGAGTTTGCGGTTAAAGGTGGATATCAACATGCTATCAACTTCAAACCTTATTTTATTGATATCGCATTAGCAGCATGTTATCCCCGTGGTGTTCTATACATCGATGGAGACATGAAGATAAAACTATATCCTGGCATTTGTGATGCTGAAGGTGTAGACTATATGGCTCGTGGATGGAATACTGATCCTCGTCCTGGTAACTGGAAGAAAACCAATAAGTTTTGCTTTGATCCTTATGTATTTGAAATGTCTGGAGGTACTATGTTTTTTGGTAACACGTATCATGGACGTAATCTTCTAAAAGTATGGCAAAGAGAAACAGCAAAGCATCCAGGTAAGGCTGATGATCGTATTCTTTCAATGGCACTTATGTTACAAAAAATGTTGATATCATTATCAACAATTCAATTACCAATTGAGTATTTATGGCTAGATATGGACTATGATGATTACTTAAAAAGTGGTAAAGATTATGAAAAGAAGTATGTATCTATTTCTCATCCAGAATGTTTAACAGGAGAAGATCGAGCAGCTACAGAAGGAGCATCTTCAAATCGTTATCCTAGATCATACGATCGTTACGTCAGTAATTATCTCTATTGCGATTGGGATGAAATTTATGAGTATTTACAGTTTGATAATAAAGACCAAATTAAACCATTTAAGCCTTACTTCAATTTTTTAGAAGAACATGATGTTGTAGATTTGATTCCATACGCAAAGAAGTATGGATCATATAATCCTATAGCAAAGAAGAATTCAGAATTGTTAGACCAAGTTCAAATTCGTGTACGTGATAAATTAGTTTTAGTAAGTCCACATGATTATCCATCAGTTTCATTACATAAGGTTGGATCAGAACGTGAAGCTCTTGTAACAATTTTGAAATATATTATAAACGGTCAAAGTGTTGTATATGTTCCTGGTAGGTCTGCTCGTAGTGCTAAAACTGTTGTAGCAAAAGCATTAGAGAATGAATTAGACTTTGTTGCTCGTAATGAATCAAATAGTAAAGCTAGAGCTAAAGCAGAGTACTCTTTAGATCTAGATAAAGATTATCCAATGTACTTTGGATCTAATAATAAAACATTAAAGCATTGGTTACTTATGTCTGAATCTTTTGCAGAAATGGAAAAGTTATTTAATCGTACATATCTCTTCTTAACTCGTATTCATTGTGGTTGGGTTTAAGACCAATCAATAATAATATATGTTTCTAAAGGGTCTATCACAATAGCACTATCTGGAAACGTATTTTGAAGTTCTATTATAATTCTATTGATAATTGAAGAAGGATTAGTTAATTTTATATCATTATTAAGTCTTAAATTGGGATTTTTAACATATACTGGAATTCTGTATATGTATTTATGCTCATTCGTATTAAGAACTATTCTTTCTATATCCTTGCAAATTTGCTGAATTTCTTTCATTACTCGTTGCCTAGTTTCTACATAAACTGCTTCACTTAGTTTATAGTTACGAAGACGATCACGACTAATAGGAAATTCCATTCTATACAATATGTCCAATATGTTTATATGATTATTGGTTTAATGTTTTTGCACTAGGATCATTAGTTTCAGGACTCCATTTTGGCATCCAAAAATATGGAATAATATGACTATATTCAGGGTAATATGTGTTAAACAATGATCTATAATAATATGATTCTGCAGTATATGGTTTTAAATGAACATTATCTAAAATAACATCTTTCCAATCTGGAACTTTTTGAAAGGATCTAGTTTGGCATTCTTGATACCATGAAATACCTTGGTGAGTACTTACACCATCACTAAATGCTTCTTTTTTACGATATAATACTGCTTCTGGCAAAAGATTCGTATCTTTAAAGGCTTCACGAAGAACCCATTTTTCTACTTGATTTTTTGTTGGACGTCTCATATGAACTGGAATTGATTTTACAGCATCAACAAAATCCTTATCAAGAAATGGAGTTCTTGGTTCTAATCCATGACTACTAATACATCTATCAGATCGCAATACATCATACATGTGTATATCTTGAAGTAATCGATCTGATTCTTCTTCAAATTCAGTTTCATTTGGAGATTTAAAGAAATATAAATATCCACCTAATAATTCATCTGCTCCATCTCCATTAAATACAACTTTAGCATTTGAACGTCTAGAAATCTCTCTTGCGATTAACCAGTTACCAACTGATGCTCGTACAGTTGTAATATCATATGATTCAATGTCGTGAATTACTTGAGGTATCACATTAAAGAACTCTTCAGGTGTCATAATTATTTCAGTATGTTTTGAACCAATGTGATCTGCTACCATTCTAGCATGTCTTAAATCTTCAGAACCTTGAAATCCAATACTAAATGTTTCTAAAGGTATTTTTAGTTCTTTTTGAACAATAGAAGCAATTAAACTACTATCTAATCCTCCACTTAAAAGAGCTGCAACAGGTCTTTCAGTTAACATACGTCTACGAACAGCTGTAATAAGACTCTCTCGTATTGTTGAAAATACACTACTTCTAGGAATAGCAGAAATATATTGAATATGGTATGAATAATATGTAATAGCTAAAGTTTGTTTATTAATAATCGCATAATGTCCTGGAGGAAAATGTTGAACTGTAGAAAACTCTATGGAAGGTAGTGCTTTTAATTCACTTGAAAGAATAATTCTATCTTCTGAAGTTGAAATAAATAAAGGTCTTACACCATATGGATCTCTTCCAACAATAATAGTATCACCATGTGAAATAATCATAGCAAAAACACCATGAATACGCCTAAACATATCTGCGTATTCATATCTTTTTAATAACGGACCAATAATCTCACAATCTGATCCACTTTTATTTGTATATAAAATTTCATCAGCAATTTCTCTCCAATTATAGATTTCTCCATTACATACCCATGTAATATCTCCATATTTCATAGGTTGCATACCAGATTCATCTAGACCATTCAAAGCTAAACGAGTAAAACCAAATTGGTAATTAGTATCAGAATGAACTGAATTACCTTCTGGTCCTCTAGCTTTTAGTTTATGAAGGCAGTGTTGAATATCAATACTTTTACCAATTACTCCTAATATTCCACACATTGATTATTATAATCATGCGATGTCTAAAATGAATTTAAGATAGCGAATCATATAGAGAGTAGATGGAGGATTTATTTCCTCGTAAAGAAGGGCTTGATTATTCAGCTCTTCGAACAACTGAAGAAGGATCATACAGTATAACAAGACGTCGTGATGCAGAAAAGATTCTTAATATCATGCGTAATATCTTTAAGGACATCAAAACGATGACAATTACAGATGCTACTGCATGTATTGGCGGAGATACACTTAATTTCGCAATGAATTTTGGACATGTACATAGTATTGAACTTAAAGTTGATAACTTTGATGCGTTAACCAATAATGTTCATGTATATGATTTCAATAATGTAACATTACATAATGCAAATAGTGTTGAATTGTTCAATTGGAATACACATGTACTCTATATAGATCCACCATGGGGAGGAAAAGACTATAAAAAGCATAAAGAATTAGATCTATTTATATCTGAAAAACGTCTTGATTGTTGGTTAGAAGATATTCTTTCACGAAAAAATAGACCACAGTATATTGTACTTAAACTTCCTGCGAACTATAATTTCAAACGTTTAAACTTTCTAGTTAATGTAGAATCTATTCGACCATATCAAATTCGAAGTTATGTCTTAGTTGTTATAATGGTTCATCAAAAACGGATCAAACCTACATTATGACAATATATAGCAGACACCATGAATTTCGAAGCATACAATATTTCACTTGACCCAATCATTGAGGCTATTCCAGCTCAAACATATGAGAATGTAGCAAGACTATTCTTCTCAGTTGGAGCTCTTATGTGGTTCGCAGGATTTACATATAGTTTCTGCACAAATCCATTAGCAGAGGCACTTCGTAGCAAGTTAGCAGCGTGCGAAGATGAACTGCTTGCAGCAGAATTCCAAATCTCAGAATATGAGGATGAGATTAAGAGTCTAAATCTTAAACTTAATGAAATGAGCAGCCGATATGATAACTGTCGTCTAGCAGCTCTTCAGTTTATGGATACATTTCCTGTTTCATGCGATGAGCCTAAAGCAAAGCGTTCTCGTCTTGAGTAACTGCTTAGTAGACATACGGTATAAAAACTAAAACTAATAAAACCAATAAAATAGCGACGTCAAACGTCCGAACTATTTTTTTGTACGTTACAGGAAGTTCGTCAAACTTATCACGATATGATTTTGGTTTAAAAAACATAGACATCCATCCTAGTAATGTTGGACCTAATTGATCAGTACAGCTATAGATGTAATCATACCATGCGAGCAATACATACGCTAAAGTTGCTAGTAAAAATGCAGCTACAATTTTATGCGGATATGCTTTTGCATGAGGTAACCAATAAACTGCTAATACAAAAGCACTAAATACTAAACATTTTGGATTCAAATATAACGGTGTTCCGAATAAGCCACCTCCCATTTACTTTGTATACATGATATATGTTAGCCCATATACTCCTAATAATCCAATAAATGAGGAATGAGATGTATTTAGTTTTGATAGATAATGTGCGAGTAATACAGTAGATCCAATCATAAGAGAATCAGCAACTAAAATCTTCCAAGAGTTTTCAATAGCATATTCCTTAAAAAGATCAATCATGCTATTTTGATCACGAGGTACACCAAGAATGACCGCATAATAAAATAGAACATCATGAACTATTTGAATAATAATTGATACAACCACTAATGTAAGAACTTTTGCGCCAGGAACAATAAACTGAGCAATCATAATTCCAAGCACAATAACTAAGCAATCAGATAGAACAGCTACAATACCAAAATTAGCATACCATTTATCGAGTGATTTTCCTAAATGAAAAACTTTAGAAAGAACAATTGTAAAAAAATCAACCCACGCAACAGCTGATCCAATATTTATTAAGTTCATTTATATTCTCTCTAGTTTTTCACCTGAGATAACCGGATTTTCTTTTATTATTTTTTGTTTTGCTTCTTCTTGAAAGTCAAATGTACACTTATGATTATCAGGATGACGACATGTAATACAGACTGTCATATTACATTTACAAGTTATAGTCATGATCGTTTTACGACGACAATTTTGGCATCCATGTTTTGCGGTATTCATTCTTCTTTGTTTCCCAGTAAGCAGAATCTGTATCTTCAACTAGTTTTTGAGCTTTATCATATTCATTTTCCATCTCACGAATTTCATCTTCAATCTTAACTTGTTTTGGGTCAGCAATCTCCTTTCCACGCAAAGATGGTGCTAAATAAGTCTTTGAACGAGAAGCTATATACTTTGTAAGTTTATCCTTCGTATGCGTGAACTTCTCCCACGCATCATCTAGACGACTATCAACTTCACCTAATGGACGATCAGAAATACAATCAGAATATTCAGTCCAATCTTTTTCAAATTGAGCTTCAAGTTTACGTTCTTTATTCAATTTGAGTGTATCCCATTCCTTATCAGATAACTCACGAATCTTGGTAACAAGGTTCTCTATAGGAACCTTATAATCATTCGGTTCAATTACTTCTCGAATTCGTTTAGCATATTTATGGCGATTTGTGTATATATAGTTCCAAGCATCGTCATCAGCATAGTCGATTACATGATACATATCTTCATCACTGACAAACAAATTACGACTTAACAGTTCATCTGCTGTTTTTGTATCAAAACTCTCCAGAATTGATTCATGTTTTACTACAGTTGGTGCTTCTACTTGTGGCTCTATTGGTTTTGAAGAACGTTTGGTGGTTGCTCTCATTTTCTCAAAAATTGATGTCATCTTAATCTGTAGTTAGTCAAGTTCCTTATTCATAAATCCGTTTTCAACTATAATATAAGGATGGTGAATGTCTCACATGAAGAATTGGCTGAGACTAAGTCGCAACCATTACCGCCTAATGCGACACTAGATGCTTTAAGGCAGATGAGAGAATCCCAATGTTCTACATCTGCATCTCAATCTTTTAAATTACAAACCAGTCAACGATTTTTAAGAAGAGTCATGAGTCCTGAGTCACCAACACGTAACCTTTTAATGGTTCATGGCACAGGTTCTGGTAAGAGTTGCACTGCGATTCAAGTAGCAGAAGAATATATTATAAGACCTGAATTTCAGGACAAACGTGTTCTTGTTCTTGCGAATCCATCAATTCAAGAAAACTTTAAAGCTCAAATTTTTGATATCTCTCGTGTATCTGTAGACGCAGATGGATTACTTCTTTCAAAACAATGTACTGGAAGACGATATCTAGATATGATTCAAAGATCTCAATCTGAATCCTTACGTTACACAGATAAAGCCTCTCAGCAACGAGTGATGAATTTAGCAAATAAGATTATTGGAGAATTTTATGAATTTGTTGGATATCTTACATTTGCGAATGTGATAGATCGTCAGAAATTGGTAGCTAAAACTGATAATGATATGAAAAAGTGGATTCATGATACGTTCGATAATCGTCTTATTATCATTGATGAAGCACACAACCTAAAAGAAACAACTGAAACTGAATCTAATAAGTTAGTTTCTATCGCAATTGAACAGATTTTGAAAGTTGCAAATGGTGTAACACTTGTGTTATTAACAGCTACTCCTATGTATGATAAATTTGATGAGATTTTATATTACTTTAATTTGTTTTTATGGAATGAGAGAAAGCTAGATACAAATAAGTTAGTGAAAACATCTGATATATTTACAGAATCAGGTGATTTCAAAGAAGGTAAAGAATCTGCGTTTCGTGGATGGTGTCAAGATTATGTATCATTTATACGTGGTGAAAATCCATTCACATTTCCATTTCGATTACCTCCACCAGATTTACTTATTGCTTTACCTGATCGTACGACTGATATTACAGGACAACCTATTAAGAAACAACGTAAGTATTTAACCCTCACACGATCATTTGTATCACCTCAACAGGCAGAAGCTATTAGATCAGTGACTGTAAAAGCTGTATCAGATCATCGTTTAATATGTATGTTTCCAGGAAACAAAACGTTTCGTGAAACATTTGAGAAGTCAGAAGGAGCATATAAATATCGTGACGAACAATTTTTAGCACCTTCAAAAGTTGCTTTATACAGTTCAAAGTTTGGATTGATTACAAAAACAATTGAAGCAACAACTGGAATTGTATATGTATATTCAAATGTTGTAGAATCTGGAGCTCAACTTTTTGCGATGTGTCTAGAAGAACATGGATTTGATCCTGCTTCTGGAAATCGTTTACTAAAAGATACGTCAGGAGAGATTACACGAGGCTCAAAAGGAAAATATGTTTTATTTACATCGGATATTTCAGATTCGGATATTAGAAAGGCTCTTGTACGACTTAAGAGATCAGAAAACGCAGATGGTTCTGATATTCGAGTAGTTATCGCATCACCTAAAGTTTCTGAAGGAGTAGATTTTCGAAATGTACGACAGATTCATGTTTTGGATCCATGGTTTAATATGAGTAGAATTGAGCAAGTAATAGGACGTGGTATGCGAACATGTTCTCATTCATTACTTCCATTTGAACAACAGAATTGTACTGTATATCTACATGTATGTCGTTATCCAGATTCTACTCAAGAAACAGTAGATGAATACATTTATCGTACATTTGTAGAAGAAAAAGCCATTCGTATTTCAAAAGTAAAACGTGTTGTAATGGAATCTGCTATGGATTGTGATCTTCAACAAGCAGTAAATAGTCTTCCTGCTGATTGGAGAGGTGAGAAACGAGCAGATGGTACACAATTTTTAATTCCTCAGATTCGTAATCAAGATCAGAAGCTAGTTAACTTACCATTATCTGCTATGTCTGCCCCTACATTCGAAGAAGGAACTTATGAAATAATATGTAATATTCAAGAATCAGAAGTTGATCTAGATCACGAACGTCCACTCTCTGCTATTCTTGATGTAAAAGATGAAGTTCTAGATAAGATATTAAAACTATTTGCCAAGAAACCTATTTGGAAAAAAGATGATTTGTTTGATGAGAAGTCTATGAAACAATATACTAAAAGTGTTTTATCATACATCCTTCAAAACGCAATTGATTCTGGATTTCAACTCAAGGATAAAAATGGTCGTATAGGTCATCTACAAGCAAAGGAAAACGTGTTTGCATTCGCAGAAGGAGAACGAGATACACTTTTGGATCGTCTAGTAAAACATGAATCAGGTGTATCCGTTGAGTTACCTATGATTACTCCTGAAGAACCAAAAGAACAAGAAAAGGCTGTAACACCAGTAGATATAGGATTCTCAGATTTATCTGAAAAACGTGAATCATATTCATGGCCATCATATATCAAAGAACGTTTTAAGCCAGAAGTTTTGGACTGGTATATCGCAGATATAGTTCTAACAGATAAAGAGAAAGTTCAGCATTTGCTTACACTTAATTGGTCTGCTCCACCTCCATATGCGGCTCCTTTAATAGCAACAGTATCAGATGGTAAGAAACTCTACATTCTAGGTTCAAAGAATATTTACAATGACGCAAAAGAGAAGATTACTCCTGTAGGAGCAGAAGAAGACGCATATAGAGCATGGATAAAGAATGCTAAAGATAAGTTTGTATCCAAGAAAACAGATCTATTTGCGTCGATTAAGGATGGTGGAGTGATATTTAACATTGATGAGAAATCACCTGATATAAAGCGAGCAGCTAGAGCAAAGAATATTGGTGGACGTCAATGTACCACATACCAAGCAGGATTATTAGATAAGTTTTCAGAATGGTTAGTGGGTACAGGATTTCCAGAAAAGGTAAAAACAAAGAAAGATAGATGTATGTTTTTAGATTTATTAGTTCGTGAATCCGTACTTTCAGGTAAAGATGGTATTTTTTGGATTACACCTGAAGAATATTCAATATTTTCAGAAGATGAACATCGTCCAGATTTACTTAAACGTCTCAAGGATTAGATAAATGAAAGAACGATGGATACAAATTGTACCGTCATCACCTAGTAATCTTGAAAAAAACAAAAAGCAATTAAAGCTACCTCATAAACTTGGATATATTCCAAAATATCTAAAGTCACATGTAAAACTGATTTAATTGTTGTGATTCAATGAATAGTAAAACATGTCAAGTCAACTTCAAACCGTAGAGATTTCAATGGCTGAAAGCACAAACGTAATACTGTCACTGGAAAAATATCCAGTATGTCCAGTTCAAGTTCCTGAATTAGAATCAATACACATAATCACTCCTGCTGGAGATATGTATACTTGGTATGCTGATGGAGCAGCTTCTATTTTATCGACAGATGGATCATGTAGATACTTTTGGAATAAACCAACACTGAAAAAAGCAATTGAAAATAAGCTTAATCAGAATTCTAGCTATATACGATTCTTTCAGGATGGTTCTGTAGAAAACAGGATAAATAATCAATATTATTGGTGGGGACCTACGATACAAGAAGCTCCTATAGAAGGTGAGCCATTTGATTCATGTGGATTATCACAATGTTGTAGTGAATGTAAAATAATCTAAATTTCGGGGAAAATGGATAAAACAATCTATACTCTTTGAACAACAAGATGGATCCTCTGTTTGAAAGACGTCAATTATCCAAAAAAGTTCATATTTATTCAAAGTTTCTTCAGAAGAATATGCAAGCTTCAATTCTTGCTCAACTAAAGATGAACTTTGAAGGAAAGTGTTCTGCTGAAGGATTCGTTCAACGAAACAGTATTACAATTGTTAACTATTCTCTAGGAAGAACAAACTATATCAAAGGTGGTGTAGATTATGATGTTCAATTCCAAGCAGATGTATGTATGCCTCACACTGGACAAAGATTTAAGGCTCCAGTAACAGTTCGAAGCAAGGTTGGTATTCATGCTGAGACTCCTCCTATTAAGGTATTGATTCCTCGAGATCTCCATATTGGAAATGAAGATTTTGAGAATGCAAAAATTGGTGAAGATATTGAATTTGAAGTTGTTGGATGTCAATTCAAACAACAAGATCGTGATATTATCGTTGTTGCTAAATTACTTTCACGCGTAGCTGCTCCTGTTGAACAACCTCTTCTATCTGCAAATCCAATTGGAGATCTACTTGCAGCAGTACTTCCAGTAGATAGTGATATTAAACAAGTTGTAACAACTCCAATTGAACCTGAAAAGCCTAAAAAGAGAAAGCTTAAACAGAGTGCGGGTAATCTAGAAAATGAGCAAGTTCTCTCGTTCAAAATTGGAGATGCTTAAGGATCAAATTGATAAACTTGAAATGAATGAACATAAACAAATTTACAGTATCATAAAAAAGCTGTCTCCACAGGTAACTAAGACACAAAATGGTGTACTTGTTTCAACAGATACACTAGATGATGATACACTCACAGAAGTTGAACGGTATGTTCTTTTTTGCTTAGATCAAAGAAAGCGTATGGACGATGATATGAAAACTCGTAAGACATATGAGAGAATGATGTAAGTGTAAAATGGACTGGTTTTAATCCAAGATAAAATATAACAGTATGGATAGTATAGTCACTACGCAAGTTATTGACGATTTAGTATCATTCGTTGACATAGCAAAGAAAGACCCAAAAGCAGAGCTAGAATGTAAGCTGCTTTCGGGTAAAATTCAAACAAAGGATACTGCTGATCGTATCCTAAAAGCAATTCAAACTCTTTCAGTAGGAGCACAAACTGAAGAACATCGACTTTCAATAGCATACACAGACAGCAATCGTGTAGTCATAGATGGAGCTCAAAACATTCATAAATTATGTATTCAAAATTCATTTAAAGAGATTCCACTCAAAGTGGAACGTAAACAACGATATTTCGAGAGCAATATTGGGAAGAAAGATATGATTGATGTATCAGAAGCATCTGCTAGATTCACTTTAAGATCTGAACAGATTATTCGAAAAGATTGGGAAGGTAATCCAAGTGATCCTAAGGGTCATATTCGCATGATTCATCGTAAATCATTTCGTACTGCTTCGAACTTATTTCGTATTGATTTCTCCATGGTGAAGTCGCGACCTATGAACTCAAAGCAGAGTATTCGTGATATGTTGAAACAACCTCATACATATGAACTTGAAATTGAGTTTGAAAACAAGAAGTCACAAATTGATAACAAACTTATCATAGAAGATCTACTTACTATCATGACTACTATTTCTCAAGCGTTTTACCAATCGTCCTTTCTGTTGACTGTATCCGATATTCATCGTTATCAGCAGGAGTTTAAGATGACATCAAATATCTTTCTAAATCCTGTAACTATGTTTCGTCGTCATTTAAATGTAGAGAATCCTCATAATATTCTGAAAGACTACACTGTTACCAATAAAGCCGATGGACAACGATGTGGATTATATATAGCTCGTGATCGTCGTATTATTATGGTAACACCAAGTCTTCAAGTAACATGGACAGGTATTACAGCAGGAGATGATAGTCATTCAGGTGATTTCATTGATGGAGAATACATTGCAGATAAACAGTTATTCTGTATCTTTGATGTGTATCGTTTTCGTGGACGTGATACTCGTGGACTTCCTCTCATGAAAAGTGATGAAGATACTCTAAAAAATCCTTTAAATTCTCGTCTTGGATGTGCTCGTACATTTGTAGATGATTTGCGTACTAAGTTTCGTATGACTCCATCATTAAATCCTTTACGTGTTCAAACTAAGCTTTTCTTAGCAGGAGATGGTCTTGCTATGGAAGAATGTATTCAAACTTTGCTAGATACTAAATTTGAATATGAAACTGATGGACTTATATTTACACCTCGTAGTACTTCTGTAGCACCTCCTGATGATCGTAAAGGTAAGACATGGTTACGTGTTTACAAATGGAAACCTCCTCACCTAAACACAATCGACTTTCTAGTAAAAATATCTCCAGATGAAACATTTGATCCAGTAAATAAAGTCAAAGCAAGAAAGAGTGAACTATATGTATCTCGTACACCTGGAGAAGACATTGTGTATCCTCGTGAAACAATGACTGGTGAATATGTTCCTCGTAAATTACCAGATGATCTACAGCGTGTAGCAGATACAAATACACGAGTGCCTTCAGTATTTCAACCTACAGTTCCTCGTGATCCAGATGCTTATCAAATTTTAGTTCCTGTAAATGAAAAAAGTCTAACTGTAGATTCTCAAGGAAATCGTGTTGAAGATAATACGATTGTAGAATGTTCATTTGATATTGATACACGTAGATGGAATATCCTGAGAACTAGATATGATAAGACGTATCAGTACCGTGTTCTGCGTGAACCTCAATATGGGAATGATATTAATACTGCAAATTCTATTTGGACATCTATTCATGTTCCTGTAACTGAAGATATGATTCGTTCATTTGCTACGACTCCTCCAGATTCAACTTATGAAGATGATATGTACTACAGAGATGATCTTAAACGTGGATCTCGTATCTTTAATGATGTATATGATTTTCATAATCGTATTAAGGATGGATTGTACAAACAAAATGTTAAGAAAGATGATACTCTATTAGAATTAGCTGTTGGACGAGCAGGTGATTTAAATAAGTGGAAACGTGTACGTCCTTCTAAAGTTGTAGGAATTGATATTTCTCTTTCAAATATTACATCTCCAACACAAGGTTCTGCGGTTCGCTACATTAATGATAAACGCAAGAATCCACATGATCATTTACCACCATGTCTCTTTCTACAAGGTGATATGACAGAGTATCCTTTGCTAGAACAGGAAGATAAGTACATGGCAATTCTTACTGGAAAAGAAACAGCTCCTACTGAATACCTTTCTAAATTTGAAGGACTTAGTTCATTTGATGTAATATCATGTCAGTTCGCATTACATTACGCATGTGAATCAGAAGAGATATTTCGAGCATTTGCAAAGAATCTTCAAAAGTATGGAAAAGATGTCTTCTTTGGAACATGTTCTGATGGTAAATCTATATATTCCCTTCTAGCAGGAAAGAAGACATACTTATTTGGAACAGATAAGCATGTATCAGGTGAATATACGAAAGAATATGATGATCGTGAAACATGGACTGAAGAGTTTAGTATGCCAGTAAAAGTTTACCTTGAAAGCTTTGATAAACCTGCGATTGAATATCTAGTACCATTTGAAAAAGTCACTACTATTCTAGAAGAATATGGTTGGGAACTTGTAGAAACAAAGTTGTTCTCAGAATTGTATGCTGGACAAAATGGTATTACACTGACACAGGAACAGCAAGCATTCTCATTTCTCAACCGTACATTCGTGTTTAAACGTAGCTCAAAGAAACAAATTAAAGAAGATGCCGAGACGCCGACCATTGAGAATATCACCAAAGATGAAGGGAACACTGACGATCAATCAGCCAAACCTAACAAGAGAAAGTTACGTAAGACTACGGAAGAGTCTGGACCGCCTCCAGTCCTCTTTCACGGCGCTGACGAGAGTAAAGGAGAGCATCGCAATTTCAGCAATATGTCCGGACATCGGATTGATGTGGACGGTGCACAATACCACACAGTAGAACACTACTTTCAAGCCATGAAAGCAAAAGAGTTCAAAGATGATGAAATATATGAAAAGATTATAAAAGCTAAATCTGCTAAAGCTGCAAAAGCTCTAGGTAAAAAAGTAAAAGAATTTGTAACAGAAGTATGGGATTCTAAACGTGATGATATCATGAGAGTAGGTGTTAAAGCTAAATTTGTTCAACATCCTGAATTGCGAAAGCAACTTCAGGGAACTGAAGATCGAATGATTGGAGAAGCAGATGCACGTGATACATATTGGGGAATTGGAACTGCTATGACATCTGAGAAATCAAAGCATCCTGATAAGTGGCGTGGACAAAATAAGTTAGGTAAACTTCTCATGGATTTACGACAAGAGTTTAAGAACGAGGAACAGGTGTAACAATCACATTTAATATTTACGACTTGCTTCTTTACAGGATCATATCGTAGGGGCTTTTTTACCTGCTCCAGAAAACTTACGAACCGTTACTGGCATTTGTTTCAAACTGTTTATAAAATTCAGAGTAACTTAATGGTTTTTCAGCAGGAGGAAGTCCACTTACAACAGGAGCTACATATCTATCAAATAGTTTTTGTCCTACCATTTTAGAAGCTTCATCTTCAGTTAATTCACCTTTTTCAACCTTATGACGAAGCTTTAACATTTCAAAAAATGTTCCATCAAGCTTTCCATCTATATGCATTTCAAATATACTTGGAAACTCATCATACAACTTTTTATTTTCATTCATAACCTTCTCGCAAAATTGTGTAGGATTATCATTTTTTAGTTTGCGATGACGTCTTATGCTAGTATCCATTTCACGAACAAGCGCCTGAATTTGCATAGAGGTTAGTGATGACATTTCTCTTATTTCTGCTTAATACATTAAGATGACTACTTTAGCGAGTGGACAAATTATTCCTCAAGCTCCTGCTTTACACACGCCCCCAGTTCAAGATCTAGAAGGAAGTGCACTTGAAGCTGCTTCTAAAAATACGTTAGCCTCAAATGCTAAACTAGCAGAAACCGCAAAAGCGATGGGAGCAGGACAAAAAGGTTCTTCTCGTCGTAAAAAGAGAACTGCCAGGAGAGGGGGAGCAGATTCTTTAAATGCACATATTCCTAGTATTCCTGAAGCAGGAACAATTCGTGGAGTATCTCATGCTCAGAATCACTTAACGAATGTGAATAACATTAATCAGATTCGAGCTGATGCTTCAGGTGATAAACTCATGAATGCTCAACCATATGATCCTACTCCGACAGGAGGACGTAGAACAAAACGTCATCGTAAAGCAAAGAATGGACGCCGTAATAACAGGACTCATCGGCGGGGGAACCGCAAGTCTACTTCTCGTGGTGGGAGGAGCCGTCGCTCTGTACTCGGACGCATGGCAAAAAGTAAGTAGTCCACAAGTTGTATTTGCGTGGTTATGTTTACTTAGTGCATTAAACGTAGGGCAGCTGTACTTGACGTATGTTCTAGTTTCGGCTTTTGCGGCAGCACCAACTCAAACAGACAAAGCAGTCGTGAAATAAGATCAGTACATTCAGATGGGCTTACAACACCTGTTAAAATAATCTTTCCTGTTCTAAATATTTTAGCAGTCCAATTATCTTTCCCGATGCATATCTTGACACCAGGATAAACATCAGGATCATAGTGTGATGTCACATCTTCAAGTCTAGAATTCTTTATATTTGTATGTAAAACTTCTCTAGCAACAGTATTATTTGATGATAGTTTTGTAGTATAATTCATAAGAACTACACGTCGATTTATAATTTCTGCTTTTTCAGGAATATTTTTAATTGATTCTTTACAATCTTCCCAAAGAGTTTTCATAAGAATACGAATAGAACAAATATCATATTGTTCATCTAGAATACCTGTCATATGAAATACTCCATTTTGAAATATCTTAATTGTAATTTCTTTTTTAAGCAGAGTACCATCTCCATCATTCATCATAACAAGTGTAAGAGAGTTATGACAAAATCCAGTCGTATTTGAAGAAGGTTCTTTCTTTGACCGACGCTTAATACGATCACGTTTGCTTTCACCACGCTTTATAACACCACGCTTTTCTACTTTAATAATATCAGAACTTAAAGGAATTGAATTTGCTAGAACAGTTGTATCAAAGTTCAGATTGGTCTTGTATAGAACTACCATTGTTGAGAGTGTCGGGACTTCCATTCTTATTTACATGGGAGTCTGTGTAAAAGGTATCGATTTCGTTTTTCCATGAGAAAGGTATACTTTCCACAAAATTAGTTACCATTGCTACTGGAAATTTACGAAATAGTTTTCTCATACGTGTCTGATGTGTTGGATCTAACATCCATCCAGGTTCTAAATAACCAAGAAAAACACAACAATTTGTATGATGTCCTACAACTGAATCAACTTCATTTGCTAATTGATTCGATTGAACTTTAGATAAATCTAGAAACGTTAATCCTTCATGAGTGTTACGAAAACTTTCACAAAACTCACGATATTTATGTATTTCCGACAATACGAATAACATTATGTATTATAATATCGATCTATTAAGATGACTTAATTGAAAATAACGTTGGTTTATTAATTTTTAAATGAGCTGGTTCTTGTCCTTGTCCACCAGGTGCTCTAGGAGTTTCTCGTGATGGTTTGACATATCCATGCTTATTTTCTACATATCCAGATCTAGGACCTAAATATCCACCTACTTTATGATCAGAAACATTAGGACCTTGAGGCAAAGGAGGATTGGCCATAAAGAATGGTTTACCAAGTGCGTAAGGTTGATTATTAACATCAACTTGAATACCTGGACTGTGAGTATGATTAGGATCTTCAATTTTATGATCACAACAACCTACCATACGAGGATGCATTGCACTTAAAGAAATCGTATTATCTACAAACTTAATATCACTTATATCATCGCCACGTTCTGCAGGACAAGATACTTTAGATTTTGTAACACTACTAGCAGATGAATATCTCCAATTTCCAGAAGTTCGAGGATTTACGCAAGGTAACTCTTTTTTACCACCTGCGCGATAGGGTAAATCCTTATCAATTCCATTATGTCCTCTGTAGGCAGTATATATACTCGCATCAACAGGTTTACCAGTTGCTTTTTTGTAAGATACAGATGCATTATTGTATACAGGTCTATCCGTCTGTTTTGTTAAAGTTCCAACACTAGTGCCATCTTGAAAAAAAACTTGAGTCGCTACCATACGCTTTTTGGTAATGTACATGGAAGCATCTGTAGGTTTTTGTACAGCTATGACCTTTGTCTCAGCAGCCATTTTTGTACGTAAATATTCCGTATAGGACATTTGTGTTTGTCATGGATTTTATTGTTTAGAGAAGATCTACATGAGAGAGAAAGTGACGACGACAGCAAGGTTTTGTAATTTTTAGATCATCAAGAGCTTTACCTTCTGCAGTCTTTACAGTTGTAGCAGTTAAATACTCCATTTCAGTCTTTCCAGTGTCACGACGATTCTGCTTTACCTTATCAAGATAAGCCAAATATTTGCCAGCGATTACACTATTACATGATACACAACGAATTGGAAAGATCATTCTATTTTAATATCTTTAGTATTCTTTCTTTGTAGATTCGTTTTCTGTGAAGAATAGATAAGAATGACACCTGATGAATCTTACTCTATGCTATTATTGGCATTTTTGCTAGTAGTTGTCACGCAAAAACAGTTCTCTCATAGTGTGTTAGAACTTCTATTAAAACTCACTCGTCCAGGAGCGACAGTGGCATTACTGGCACTTCTGGTAGTTGTATATTCTAAGGGGTTACACTATACATTTCTAGTTTTAAGTCTTATTATTGTATTTTTATTGAAGGATATGTGGACAGCATGGCCTAAATCTGATGCTAGACGTCTTGAGTTAGAGATTGGACGTGATCAAGATCGTTTCGATCATTCATCAAGTATTGATCTTCAAATGGCAGATAAGACAGTTACTCATGCTTCTCCTTCTATGTATGCTCATGATTGGTCTCCTAAACTTTTAGTATTTCCTCCATCAGCTGCCACTCAATTTGAGATGAATGGTTAACGAATTACCACATGACAGAAAGATCTTGTGCGCTCCAATACTCTGATCGTCCATCTGGTAAACGACGATGAATAATGAAAGGAAGTTTTCGTTGAAATACCTCTTTCTCTGCTACATTCCACACAAACTTAGGATCTGATGTAAGCATACCATCCAGTGACACAAGAGGTTTTGCCCCTTCTGCCAACTGTTGTGCTCGAGTTCCAATAAGTGTTACCTGTTCATACTTAGTATAGTATGGAAGAGTTGTCTTTTCAACTTTAAGAGCTTCTTGAACGGCTTCCCGTGTAATTGGATGTACTTCTGGATGAAGAATCTTTGAATCAATACGTACTTGCTCCATTGTTATTATAGTTAAGCGTTTCTCTATATGATTTTCCGTTTTAATGGTAAATGGTACAAATTGCTATTATAAATCGAAGTTCGGTTGTTTCAGATAAGGATGGATCTACAATAACAAATGCGTTAAATATAATTTTGCCTCAGTTTTGTAAAGATTGGTCTATTGTAACAACTACATGTGTATATGTTGAAAAGGGTAAAACAACTACAATTCCATTAAAAATAGCTTTATTAGATACGTCAGATGAAGAAGGAGCTGTAGCATATCATGACCAAATAAATGATAATCCATATGGAAGAGCATTTGCTAAAACAGTACTTGATAATGGAGGAGTTATGTTATATAGTTTAGATCCTACTGTGCCTACATTCGCACAATCTGTTTGCCATGAACTATTTGAGATGTTAATTAATCCAGGTTGTAATATATGGGCAATGTTTGCTGATGAAGTAACTATGTGTGCATATGAAGTAAGTGATCCAGTTCAATCAAATGCGTTAACTGTTCAAGTTAGAACAGGAAGTTCTAGAAAAGGAAAATTTTTTGCTACTCCTGTTTATACAAAAGTTGGTATATGTGATTGGGTTTTACCAAATTGGTTTGATCCTCAATCAAAAACTCGCCCTTTTAATCACAATAATACACTGACTGCTCCATTAACAGTTGATAAAAATGGTTACATACTTTTGTTTACAAATGGATCATATGATATAATATGGGGTAAATCAATACTTCCTGTGAGAAAAGATATAATCAAAGCAAAATTTAAATTGTCTGAGAAAGCATAATTTTCACTATAGTAGGCAATGGTAAAGAAGAATTCAGAACTACTTCTAATTGGAGTTATAGTTGTAGGAATATTAGCAGTCGTATTCATGTCACGCGGTGGATCTACAGTTGTTATTCAAGATAACCCTGTAAAGTTCTCATCTACTAGAAAACATCCATTTGATGTATTTAGTGATCCTTATGCTCCTCCAGAACGTGAGAATCCTTACTTATTTGGACGTGATTCATCGTATCAGCAAGTAGGTATCCTTGATAAAATGGGTTCTATGCTACCTTTATTTGGTCGTCCTTCAATTAATTCATCAAACCGTTGGGAATATTACACAATGAAAGATGGATTAAAACTCCCTATTTCAATGGGTGGAAAGCCATGTAATTCTGATACAGGATGTGGTGAAATGTTAAGTGGTAATGGTGATGGTGTAGATGTTCTTGGTATTGGAGCTATGAAGTCATTTATTTATGATACAAAACAATTAAGAAGGTAATCGTTTCTTTCGTTTCTGAGTAATTAAAATAGGTTTACCTTTTTTCATATAAAAACGTTTAATAGTTCTTCCTTGCGGCCAAAGAATACTTTTTGTACAGATAGCGATGGCAACACCTTCTTTATCTATATTAGAAAAACTCGCACTTCGTTTAGAAGCTGAACGTCCACCACGTTTTAATGAAGCAGGACGAAAGTTCTTTGTAATTTGTTTAACACAACTAGCAAACCGTTCTGCTTGCGTAGACATTTAATGTATTTCACTATTATAAGTTGAATGATAGCTAAAACTCTTAAGAAGTTTTTTCCATTGAAGTACTTTAAAGGATTATCTAGCAGAAAGAAGACACAAAGAAAGAAAGAGATTGAGAAGTATGGATCTATGTCTTCTAAAAATAGTAAAGCATATGTTGGATTTAAAACTGATAAAGGTGTAGAAACTAAAAAATCAAGTTATACTGTTTCATGGAAACGTATTTTCCCTGATGCGAAATCATTAGAAGAAAAATCAGAAGCGAGTGGAGTTCCTTTAAAATACATTAAAGAATCTTATAATCGTGGAATGGCTGCTTGGAGAACAGGACATAGACCTGGAGCTACACAACAACAATGGGGATATGCAAGAGTTCATTCATTTTTATTAAAAGGAAAAACATACTCTACAACTGATTCTGATCTAGTAAAAGAAGCTGTTGAGAATTCAAAGTCTGCTAAGAATTGGTGGGCTAGTGTACACAGGAGGCTTGCTTCCACATAGTATCACAATGTACACACTGATACATCCAAACTAGATTCTTTTCATTAATTTTTACAGAAACTATATCAGGTTTTACACCTTTTGATCGAGACGGACATTCAACATTCGGACACACAATATTTGTTAAATGGTTGAGTGTAGGATCATTCTTTAGATAAGGATTCAAAGCAAGACGAGCAGTCTTATCTTCACGAAGTACATGTTCATACACTAAAGGATTTTCAGCACTTACAGGTTCCTTATAGGAACATTTGCGACATGATAGAACTGCTACTTTCTTACCATCAACAGTATCTTCATCGATACCGAATAACATATTGCGACAAGCAGGACAGAATTTCATTGTATTGTTAGTATAGTTTTGTTTAGGTTGTTAATGATTCGTTTTAAATCATTCGTTCAAAATGGAAAAACACTTGCACAGTCTAGTTTATACTATCAAATGAACGCAATTAGTCTATTCGCAGGAGCTGGTGGAGATACAACTGGTCTTCAAAACGCAGGTCTTTCTGTTATTGCCTTTTCAGAGAATAACAAAGATGCCATTCAAACTCATTTAAAAATGTTTCCAGATAGTGTTTGGTTAGGTAAAGATGTAAAAGGAGATATTAATAAGATTACAGATTCTGAATTTGAAGAATATACTGGAAAAGTAAAAGTTATATTCGCAGGATTTCCTTGTCAAGGATTCTCAAACGCTGGAAAAAAAGATACAAATGATCCACGTAACAAAATGTTTTATCAGTTTCTGAGAGCTGTTCAAATTATTCAACCAGAATGGTTTATAGGTGAAAATGTAGCAGGACTTCTTACCAAAAAAACAGATGATGGTGAAAGTTCAGTTATTGACGTAATTCAAAAAGAATTTCAAGAAATTGGATATGAACTTGTATATAAAGTTTATGATACATCAACTGTTGGAGTTTCACAATCTAGAAAGCGTCTTATTATTGTAGGAAATCGTTTAGGTATTCCATATGAACTTCCAACATTCAATCTTGCTAAACAAGGTGTATCTACAATCGCAGAAGAAAGTTTAGAAGGCGCAGTTGAATGTACTATAAATCCGCCTCCTGAATGTATTCTAAATCTTACAAAACATCTAGAAGTTACAGGAATTCCTCATCCATATCTTTTAACAAAATTAGCAGATAGTCGTATTTCATTTGGAAAAAGAGATTCACCAACTCATTCAGAAATATTAGATTTGAGAAAACCATGTAAAACTATTATTTGCGCATATAGTTTTCAACCACGCTTATATGTTTGCGTAAGAAACACTGATGGAATATTATATATTCGTTGTTTAACAAAAAAAGAACTAGCACAGATTCAAGGATTTCCTGCTGATCATGAATTTTGTGGTAATACTGCTTCTATTATCAAACAAATTGGAAATGCTGTTCCTGCTAAGCTTATTGAAATGGTGATGAGATCTATGCTAGACGCTTCTCAATAGATTCAAACCGTTCTTTAGAAAACTGATCTGTAAATTGATCACATGAATACTGATTACCAAGACGATTATATATTTTAAGAAAAGTTGTATTTTTTTTATATTTATTCATTTCTTTGATCTTCGAACGAATTTCATTCCACGCAACATTATCGCATTCTAGATATGATTCTTCCCCATATCCAATATATATTCTATTTTGTTTTTTTCGTATATAACTAACTATATAAATTACATTTGACTGAAACCAACCATCATTAAAATAAAATGAGTTTCCTTTAGCACTTTTTAAATCAAACTTTACTTCTGTAGATATTCCATCAACAACTTCTATAAGAGCAAAATCTTTACACCGTTGTGAACCATTAAGTTGATATTTATAATAACACCCATCTGAAGAATGCGTGGTTCCTTTTGCTAGAAATTTAAACCCATGTTTTTCAGCTTCTACTGCGAAACATGCTTCTTGATCTTGTGGTCTATTTCCTGATCCTCTTTTTAATGTTAAATTGCCTTGTCTATGAAGAAATCTTGTCATTTCAGGATATTCTTGCTCGAGAAGCTCGGGAAATGCCCTAAGTTTCTGAAGAAATGATAGTATCATTGTTGTCATGTGTTAATAGTATATAACCTTAATCTACTTAGGAATGAATCCATTTTACATCATAAGTTGAAAACGGATATAAAAATTTACTATTTGTAAATTACTTACAATGGATACTATTAAATATATCGGACCACAAGTAAAAGATGTTTCACCTGGAAAAATTCTTGGATGTAGATTTTATCTTACCAATATGAATTCATTAAAAAATTACCCAAAATTAGAAGCTGAAATTAAAATTGAGGGTCAACCAAAAATAGAACATCGGAGTCGAGGATTTATAGCTGTAACCCCAGAAGAAGCCATGGAAACTTTAATTAAAAATATTAAAATTTCATTAGATGAAAATATAAAACAACAATTAATTTTACAAATGAATGACTGGTTAAAAAATAACTACTCTAAAGTATCTTCAATGATTAATGTTGATCGACTCAATAAAAAAGAAAAGATTTTGAATAGTGGAAATTATTGGAAAACATCAATCGATAGTAATGGAGACTCATGTCTACCACTATTACAATATAATTCTAAATCAGAATTAGTTCGTAGTGAACATTTCAATATGGGATCACATAAAACTATTATTTTGAACTAAACGCTGAAAAGCAATTTTTTTGCGTTCAAAACGGAAGGTTCGCTAACTAATTATCTTCACTTTCAACACGATGTCTCAAAATATGTCTTTACAGCAATTTCTCGACAACCATAAAGCTGACGGGTTGTGGACACATACATCGCTCAAGGGGGGTAAGTACTTTATTCCAGATGAGCATAAGAATCAGTTTTATGACCTATATGTCGAAGAAATCATCAATCAAGAGAAGCAATATCTAGTAGAAAAGTCGTCCGATATCGGCCCTCTACGTGTTGATTTTGACTTCATCTACGGGAACGATGTTCAAAAGCATCTTCATACTCGTGAACAAGTTATCAAGTTCTGCGAAGCATACATGAGTGAAATGTCACAATATCTACAAATTCCAGATACAACTGATATTTATATTATGGAAAAGCGTAAGCCAACTCTTGATACCAAGAAGAATCGTATGAAGTCAGGTATTCATATTGTAGTACCTCAAATCTGTACACATAAGTTTGTAGAACAACGTGTTAGACGTAATCTACTGAAAAGTATGGGACAGTATTTTGAAAGTCTTCCACTGACAGAAACATGGGAGAAGATTTATGATGAAGCAGTAGTTAATCGTAGTGTTCCATGGACATTATATGGTTCTCGTAAGAATGATCCTAATTCATTACCTTACATGACCGCTTACATCCTACAATACGATTCACAAAAGAAAGATATTAAAATTATTGAAAACATTCCTCCAATTTCTGCTTCAATTATGAGAACTCTATCGCTGGTTAGAGATGATTCAAGTGAAATCCCTATGACCGAAGAAGGTAAGAAGATTTATGCGAATCTCAATAAGCCAGAAGGAGATGTTCGTATTTCAGGAGGTTCGTCTGTACTTCCTCGTCGTGGACGTCCTGCGACACGTGGAGAGAAACCTGGTTCTAGAGGATCTTCTCCTACAGGACGTATAATTCTTCAACCACTTGAAGAAGATCGTAAAGAGTACATCAAGCAACATACTATGAATCTAAAAGATGACCGATTCACTGATTATAGTCAATGGGTTCAAGTTGGAATTTGTCTTCATAATATTCATCCAGATTTGCTTGATGTATTTCTAGATTTTAGTGCACAAGATGATGAAAAGTATAATGAAGCAGAATGTATTAATAAATGGAATTCTCTAACATTTCGAAATGATGGAGATCGTCTTGGAGAAGGTACTCTCAGATATTGGTCTCGTGAAGATAATCGTGAAGAGTATGACCGTATTGAATCTACAAATGTAGATCGTCTAGTTACTGCCGCGTGTTCTGGTACTGAACATGATGTAGCATGTGTAATTCATGCAAAGTTTCGTGATCATTATATCTGCTGTGATTTTGGAAAGAATGTATGGTATCGTTGGGCTGGACATATCTGGAAAGAAACTGATCGTGGTGTTGATCTTCAATTAAAATTGTCAAAGCAAATTGCAGGTGTATTCTTTACGAAAATGCAGGTGATTGGAAATGATATGGCAAATAGTGGTCTTACAGCTTGTTCTTCTGAAGGAAAAGGTGATTGTGGGTTCTGTGAATATTGTGATATGGAAAAGAAACGTACAGGTCTTAATCAGATTTATACAAAACTAAAGACTACTCGTTTCAAAGACAATGTCATGAAAGAATGTCGTGAACTGTTCTTCGATGAAGAGTTTACAAAGAAAATTGATTCAAACAAAGATCTAATTGCTTTCAATAATGGTGTTCTTGAATTAATATCATTCGATTTCCGTGATGGTAAACCAGAAGATTATTTATCATTCAGTACTGGAATTGATTATGATCCTGAACGTAAATATTATGATTACGAATCTTGGAATAAGGTAGACGCGTTTATCAAACAAGTTCTTCCAGATCCTGAAGTACGTGAATATTTCATGAAGCATCTTGCTACAAATCTAGTTGGAGGTAATACAGCTCAAAAGTTTCATATTATGACTGGATCAGGTTCTAATGGTAAATCAATGATTATGAATTTAACATCCACAGCTCTTGGAGATTATGCGTGTACAGTTCCTATCTCTCTGTTTACTCAGAAACGTAAAGGATCAGGTAATGCAGCTCCTGAAGTTATTCGATTAAAGGGACGCAGATTTGTAACTATGCAGGAACCTGATGAATCTATCGCATTAAATACTGGTCTCATGAAAGAGATCACTTCAGGCGAAAAGATGTATGCTCGTGATCTATTTAAGTCTGGTACAGAGTTTGAAGTTCAAGCAAAGTTTCATTTAGCATGTAATGATAAGCCAAAGATCAATACGACAGATGGTGGTACTTGGCGTCGCTTAGTGGTTATTAACTTTACTTCAAAGTTTGTACCAAAACCTGTAGAATCATATGAGTATCCAATGGATGAAACAATTCAGTTTCTAGTTCAATCAAAAGAATGGGCTACTCCATTTCTCAATTATCTCGTTCATATTTTGAAAGAAGGTAAGGGTTTACGTAAGCTTGTAGCTCCTGAAAAAGTTCTTGAGTATACATCTGATTACCGCAATGACAATGACGGTATTGCCAAATTCATTGCAGATAAGTTACTTTCAATTAAGGAAGGTGATGAGATTATTCCAGTTGATAAAACAGCTCTTAAGAGAGTGTTTAAGCAATGGATGTCAGATAATGATGTTCGATTATCTCCTTCAGATATGGAAAAAAGAGTCGAAGCTCAGTTTGGGAAATATCATAAAGGTGGTTGGACTAGCTTTCATGTAGAGAACTAGTAATATTTACCTCCACGACGTGTTTTCTTAGAATCACGTTTACCAGCACGAGTCTTACGACGACGACCACCAGTCATAGTAGTACCAACAGACTCAGATGGTGCACCAAGAGCTTTACTGCTAGAACTATCACTCATAAATGTATTAGCTGAAGTTGGAAGTGCATTTTTTATTGCGTCAGCATGTTGCTGGGGTGTTTTTCCAGTAATATCTGTAACTGTTTTATGAAACCAATCAGCAATACCAGACATCTTTATTCAACACTTAGAATTTAACGACGCCCACCGATAGGAGCATACGAACGAATATATGGGAGTGTCATTGAAACTACGACATACGCAATAATCAGATTCATTGTAGCAGCTAATGCATCACCAACATTGATCTTCACACTTCCAACTTGAATAGAAAGTTTATCAGCAGCCGCACCTGCTCCAGGAAAAAGTCCTGCGAGAATAGGTGTTACAATATCACGAGTGATCGCACCAAAAAACTGACCCATTGCCATACCAATATAAAGACCGACTGCGATTGTTATTACAGATGTAGAACCGTCCATTTATCAAACAAACTAGATTTCTTTTTCACAATAAGAAGTAGTAATGGGAATCGATACAAGATTCTGGGGTCCATCAGGATGGGATTTATTCCATCGTATTGCGTTTCATTCAAATAATCCGCATAAAGTACTTGCGAATATAGCTGAAGTATTGCCATGTAAGTTTTGTAGAAATTCTACACGTAGATTTGTGAAAGAACTTCCTTATAATAAAAATGATCCTGCAAAATGGTTATATGAAATTCATAACATGGTAAATCATAAATTAAGAATACAACATTCAAGAGATCCTAAAGTTATTGATCCAGGAAGTAATCCTTCATTTGAGGAAGTTAAAAAACGATTTAGTTCGAGATTACTGAATGAAGTAGTAGGTCAAGAATTTTTACTTTCTATAGCCGTAAATTTTACACCAACTCTTAGACGAATTGAAATACAAAACCGATTTCTACATAATTTAGCAGAAGCTTATCCGTTATTTAAACAATTTTATAGTAAACCTGATTTTGAAAATTATGCAGAATGGATGAATGGGTTTACCCAAATATCAATTTCACATGTAAAAAGTTACGAAAGCAAATGTAAGCATACTAAAACATGTAGAAAACCAAAAGGAGGTGGTAGACGTATTAGTCGTCGGTATACGCGAAAAGACCTAAAGAAAATATAGCAAATCCAACAGCTAACCAACGAATTCCTTTAATTGATTCTTTAAACCAAAAAACTCCAACTAAAGTGACTAATACGTCAGATGTTAGATCCCATACGAGATTCATACTAGTCAACGAATCATAATTCAATGATTTGAAGAAGATATATGGTTCCAAAGCATATATTAGCGTTGCTATAGGAAGAGCTGTTCCATATGAAATCATACCCTTGCTAGTATATTTTGCTATACTCATCATGATGACATCTAATATAGCCATACATACGCCAAATGTGATTGGAAGAAAGGAAAACTTACCTATCTTCCAATTAACTGAACTAATTAAATTATCAAATCCGTCTCGCATTCTTTCTTGTCTTCTTGACACGGTGTTTCTTTCCTCGTCCTATCGTAACTGCTCTACGAGGTAAAAATCCAATACCTTTTGATGTATCTGGTGAAGGACTCATAGGTGGTCTAGGAGGACGAGATGCGATTTCATTCGCATGAGCCATAATCTCTGCCTTTTTCTGATCGGTTCGTTGCTGCATTTGCCGCATAGCCATTTGTCGCTGCTTAGCAAGAATAGTTGCCATTACTTTTTAACACGTTTTTCCTTTAGAGTCTCTGATATTCGAACATGCTTTGAAGAATAGCCTCCATTCTTACCTTCGGCTTTCTCACGTTGATCTTTCTTCTTTTCTTTACGAGTTTGAGGATTATCCATTTGTTACTTACATGTTTCTTTCATATGATTATCAAATCCATTTTATACCATGGATCCTTGTGTATTATGTTTCGAAGATATGGATATGATAAGATTCCAAGATACACGCAAAAGTACAATTACATGTGTTAAATTACAATGTGGACATGCGTATCATACAGAATGTATTGTCAACTGTTTAAGTGTAAGTAATTTTGGTTGTCCGACATGTAATAAGCAAAAAACTCCATGTGAAGAACTTACGCGAGAAGGTTTAGCAAAGAAACTAGTTGGTGAACTTAAAAAAGAAGATGATATAAAGTTTTTAATAAATGAATTCAAAGAATCAAGTTTAGAATATAATGAAGCCATTTCTACTTTAAAAAAAGATACCAAAGCTTTTATTAGTAAACGTAGTGAAGAACTTCAACTAGCTGATAAACGTAAATATATGTTAGATTGTCTTACAAAATTACAATCAACTGCAAGATCAATATCTAAAACAAAAGGTCCACAATATTCAGGAGCTTTAAATATACGTGTTATAGGCAGATATAGACGTGGAACACCATTTGAACGTTTATTTTTTAGTATACAGGAAGCATATAGAATATATCGTTTGAAAACTCCTACTCTATATATGCCTCTTTATTAATGGAATCATGGTGGGCATATGTAATTGGTACAGTAGCATTTTTCTATATACAATCCTTTAATCGGGTTGCTACAATGTATTTTAAAAGTGATCAAACACTTTCGTGGGATGATTTATTCACGAAAGTGATTCCTATTAGAAACAGTCAATTTGAGGATCGAACTCAAGACCTTCCGCTTAGAAGGCGGACGCTCTAATCCAACTGAGCTAATTGACTAAAATGTACAAGGTGGGAATTGAACCCACGACTATCCGCTCATAAGACGAATGCTCTACCAACTGAGCTACATGTACTGTGTAGTAGCGGTGGGGATCGAACCCACGCGTATTGCTACATAGGATCTTAAGACCTACTCCTTAACCACTCGGACACGCTACTACTTTACTTTGTTTTCTTTCGATGTAAATCAGTTCTACGTCTTGTTTTTCTGTTTTTAGACTTTTTCGGTTTCCATAAAGTCCAATTGTCTCTAGTTACGATCCACAGTTCTGGATGACATTTTTGACAATCACCAACATCAGGAGAACAGCATTCCATTATTATAGATCAAAACGTTTTTTGAAGGCAGATAGAGACGCCTTAAATGATGGCTTATTCCATAAAATCCATCGTGATAATGCACCAGGAGTATCAGGTTTATTCCAATGTTCACCCATTCCAGAATGTCTCTTTAAATAAAGTGATCGTCTGCGAGTGTCTTTATGCTTAGTAAAATCAGACATTCCAAATGCGCCGAATGGAACAATCTTCTCTTTACCATCCTTTTCGAATACTGCGTCCCATTTCTTTTCTTTTTTATGAGATCGACGAATTGTTTTTAGACGTAACTTTGGCATCTTATTAATCTAAGGAGAATTCAAATGGAGAAGTGGTATGAGATTGTAGGAAATTTGAAAGATGAAAGTGAAGATTCGTATAAAACACAGCAGTTTACGTATCAAGTCTATCGTGAACTTCGTCGTTCCAAAATTAAGGATAAGGGCAAATTTAAGAACCGTATGGGTCCTGAATTTGAACAATGGGTAGCTCACATGAGCCAAGAATTTGGAACGGATCTAGTTCAAGAAATTATCAATGATGATGAGTTTTGGCTAGAAACACTTTTAGTTTCTCAAGGAATCTAGGCAGTTGGAATTTCAGGTATCTCTACTGATACAACTTCAGGTGCGACAGGAACATCCTTTTTTTTAGACAAAGATCGAAGTTTTTCAAAAAATCCAGCTACATCTGGTTTCTTCACAGCTGGAGACGAGTTTTTAACTTTCTTAAATCCTAGAAGTTTCGGCATTTGTTTATAGACCATATGAAAAATGGAACAATCTAAAGACATCCAATATAATAACAAGAATGGGTGACACAATTATTGGAGTTCAATTTGGCATCGCCAACCCCGAAGACATCTTGTCTAGGAGTGTTGTTGAAGTAATCACTGACAAAACATATCAAGCAAGCCAACCCGTTCAAGGTGGAGTATTTGACTCTAGATTTGGTGTTATCGAAAATGGTAAAGTATGCCCCACCTGTAAACAGACTAATCTATTATGCCCTGGACATTTTGGTCATATTAGTCTAGCTAGACCAGTATATCTTTATCAATTTCTAGATACAGTTCAAAAAATTATACAAAATGTGTGTTTAACGTGTAGTAATCCTTATCTTCCTGATGAAGAGCTAGAGATTATTGAGAAAAAACAGACTGGAATGGATCGTTTTAACGCAGTACGTGAGAAGACAGCTTCCTATAAAACAAAAGATCTAAAAGCTTCATCTGCGTGTCCACATTGTGCCTCTCCTCTTATTAAAAAAGCAGAAAAGGTTGAAAATACAGTAGCTACTCTAGAAGCTGTTACATATGATGAAGAAGCAGATAATATTCCTCTTCAACCTGAATTAGTATTACGTTGCTTTCAACGCATGACAGATCGCCATATTGATTTGCTTGGTTTCAGTTCAAAGTTTAGTCGTCCATCATGGATGATTTGTACGGTTCTAGCTGTACCACCACTTACTGTTCGTCCATCGGTTGTCATGGATGATAATCAACGTATGGAAGATGATTTAACTCATAAACTTATTGATATTGTTCGTAATAATCAACGTCTTCGTGATAAGATTGATAAAGGTGATTCTGCTGATGTTATTGATAAATATACAGATATCCTTCAATTTGATGTAGCTACATATGTTGATAATGATATCAAAGGATTACCTCCAGCAGCTCAACGTTCTGGACGTCCTTTAAAAACATTGAAGTCTCGTCTTGGAGCAAAAACTGGTCGTGTTCGTGGTAATTTAATGGGCAAACGTGTAGACTTTTCTGCTCGTTCTGTTATTACACCTGATGCCAACATTGATGTAGATGAATTAGGTGTTCCTGAAGAAATCGCAATGAATTTGACTTTCCCTGAGATTGTTACTTTATACAATCGTGATAGACTCATGACATATATTCGTAATGGTCCTTCTAAATATCCTGGTGCCAAGTCTGTGTTTCTTAAAGAAGACAATCGTCCAATTTCTTTGAAATATGTGAATCCTGATATGATTGATTTAAAAGATGGAGATATCGTACATCGTCATCTAGTAGATGGAGATGTTGTTCTCTTTAATCGTCAACCTTCTCTTCACAAGGGTTCTATGGAATGCCATCGTGTTCGTGTATTACCATATTCTACATTTCGTCTGAATGTATCTGCTACAAAACCTTATAATGCTGATTTTGATGGTGATGAAATGAATATGCATGTTCCTCAAAGTATTGCATCAGCTTCTGAGATCAAATATTTAGCAAGTGTTCTTCGTCAGATTGTATCTCCTCGTACAAATGCAGCTATCATCAGTGTATTTCAAGATACACAAACAGGTATCTATCGTCTTTCTCAACCTGAAGTACGTATTCCTGAACATATTGCTATGAACATTCTAGCACGTATGAAGAAACCTTTATCGACATATATTCGTCAAAATCAATATCTTACAGGTCAAGATGTTATTTCTAGTGCACTTCCTGCTATTGATTTCGCAGGTAAAGTAACTGTGAAGAACGGTAAGCTAGTAAAGGGTATTCTAAATAAAGGTGCATTTGCTACCACATCAGATGGTTTAGTTCATATGATCTATTCAGACTTTGGTCCTGAACGAGCAGGTCAGTTTATTAACGATATTCAAAACATCGTAACAAAATACAACTTGTTTACCGGATTCTCAGTAGGTCCTTCAGATCTAGCAACAAATAAAGAAACAGATGAAATTATTAAAAAAGTGTTAGCAGAAGGTCGTCAGAAAGTGTCTGATATTTTATCAGATGTTCACGCAGGTAAGTTTCTGAATGGAAGTGGTCGTTCAGATGGTGAAGAATTAGAGAATCAAATTTTGAATGCTTTGAAAGCCGTAGCATCTTCTATTGGTGATGAATCTATGAAAAGTCTTCCTAAAACTAATCGTATGGTTCAAATGGTAGATTCTGGAGCTAAAGGTTCTTCATTAAACATTACTCAGATGCTTGGTCTGCTAGCACAGCAACAAGTAGCAGGTAAGCGTATTCAGTTTACTTTACAGGATCGTACTCTTCCTCATTTTACTAAGTTTGATGATGGTATGGAATCTCGTGGGTTTGTAGAGAATAGCTTTATCAGTGGATTACGTCCCGCAGAGTTCTTCTTTCATGCTATGGGCGGTCGTGAAGGTTTAATTGATACAGCAGTAAAGACATCAGATTCAGGATATATTCAGCGCCGATTAGTGAAAACTATGGAAGATCTTCATGTAGAATACGATGGTACTGTTCGAAATGTAAATGGATCAATATTTCAGCATCATTATGGAGGTGATGGTGCTGATAGTGTATGTGTAGAGAATCAACCAATTGAATTAGCAGTAATGTCCATGGAACAACTCTATAAAGAGTTTGGTGCTTCTAAGGCTGATTTTGAAGCCGTTGTAAAAGGAGAAATTGGTGAGAATCCTCCAGATTTAGTTGATCAAATTCTACGTGATCGTGATACACTTGTAAAGGATGTATTTCGTTACAAGAAAGGATCAAATGTCATGGCTCCAGTTCCTTTGAAGCGTATGATGGAAAAGTATACTAATCCATATGCGATGAAAACTGAATTGACACCTGAGTATGTTGTAGCAGAACTTGAGAAGTTGTTCGTACAGCCTTGGCTATCTCATAATAAACTATTTCACATTCTCATGAGGTACTATTTGGCACCTAAGAAAGCCATTATCAAAATGCGTCTCAGTAAAGATATGTTTGATGAACTTCTGACAGATATTCGATTTCGTTATATCAAGTCTCGTGTACATCCTGGTGAAATGGTTGGTACTCTAGCTGCTCAATCTATTGGTGAACCTACTACTCAATTAACATTGAATACATTCCACTCTGCTGGTACTGCTAAGGCTAATGCTACTGCTGGTGTACCTCGTATTGTTGAATTATTATCAGCATCTCATAATCCTAAAAATCCTGCGAATACTGTATATCTAGATCCTAGCATATCAGTATCTCAAGTTGCTGCTATCGCAAAAATGAAAGATATTCAAAAGACAACTCTTCGTGATCTTACAAAATCTGTACGAATCTATCATGATCCAAATCCTCTTTCAGCAAATACTGCAGTTCAAGAAGATCGTGAGATTCTTCAAACATATGAAAAGTTCTCTGTAACGCAAGGAACAACATGTATATCTCCTTGGATTATGCGACTAGAACTAGATCCTATGGAAATGGCAGCTCGTCAAATCATTGATATGACATTAATTCAAACTAAAATTGAAAACAATAAAGTACTTCGTGTGTTCAGTTGTGTACATACAGATACGAATACACCTGATAAAATGGTACTTCGTATTGTGTTTGGAAGTGATATGGTGAAGAACGCACTTACTTTGCGATTCATCGAAGATAAGTTGTTGGATACTGTATTAACTGGTGTAGAAGGTATTGGTCGTGTATACGTTCGTGAAATTGGTGATGAACTTATTTATGATGAAAAGGTTGGTGGATATACTCCTCAGAAGCAATATGTGCTAGACGCAGAAGGTACAAATCTTCTAGATCTTTCAACAATTCCTGGCGTGGATCCTTTACGAACATTCTCAAATGACGTTCATGAGATTCTTGAAGTCTTTGGAATTGAAACAGTTCGTATAGCACTATATGAAGAGTTTAGTGAAGTGTTCAAATCTGGTGGTGAAGCTGTGAATTACCATCATATGATTACATTAGTTGATACGATGACTTATCTAGGACGTATTATGGAAGCTAATAGATTTGGTATGAATAAAGGTGAAAATGGGGTACTTGCTAAATCTTCATTCGAAGAGACATCTAAGATTCTGTTCAATGCTGCTTTATCAGCAGACTTTGATAATATGAAAGGTGTGTCTGCAAATATTATGTTCGGTCAGAAACCCCCTTGTGGTACTGGATTTGTTGATATTTTGATAGATGAAACTAAACTTCCTGATGGAACTGAAGAAGATTTATCGGTCTTTGAAGCTGATCTAGCAGCCGCAAATGCTCGTGTAGAAGCCGAAGATCGTAAAGATGCAGAACAAGGTGGTGTTCAAATGGCTGATATTGCTATGGAATGGTAAAACGGATTCTGTATAATCAGTTTGATATGTATAGTAAAATGTACGTAGCAAACAAATTTCAAGCATATAAAGCTAATGAGATAGAAGTATTTATTCAAAGATTTAATGAGAGTGCTTTGACATGGAGTGATGTTCTAACTCTTGATTATTTCTATTATCATCATACAGCAGATTATGATGGTGGATTAAGTTTCTTTGATAGACTAGATAAGAAACTTGGTCGTTTTCATACTAATTGGGATATTAAAGGATTCAAAAAGATTGTTAGAAATTCAGATAATCCAGTAGGAGTTTATGAAGATATTGTTAAGTATCTTCTAGATAACCAAAATGAGATCAATTATTACGGTACTTAAAAATGGATTATTTAAATCAATAATGGTTAAGTATCATATACAATGTTCATTCCAAAAAAGTACTGTTCAAAGACATCAGAAGAGCTGAATGATTATGTTGATTTTCAAGTTCAAGACGCATTTCATTGGGAAGTTTTCCTTATGATTGATTATAATAATCATCATAAGGACAATAATTATGATGGAGGATTAAGTTTCATTGATCGTATATATGCTAGTTTAGGATGGTATCATACAGAATGGAATCTAGAAGAACTTAAAAGTTCAATTAAAAATACAAATGATTATATGAATACCATTTCTGATATGTTAGGAGATGAAGAATGCTGCATGTTCGGATTACACTTTATTGAAGATACATTACCAACTCCATGATCCTCCAAATCCACTCTGATACACAGTGAGTGATTTAGGATACTTTTTGTGTAAACAATCGTGAACTAACTTATCATCATTTGTAATACATTGATTTATTTCACCAGGTCTATATTCTGAATCATTAACCATAAATGGATAGATTTTTTCAGTATCAATGACATGAATTTTGTCACCAGTTTTCATTCCACTACGAAAATAATAAGGTCCTGTTGTGCGATTAATATATACACTATTGAAATCAATTGAATCTAAACTATCATTTGATAAAAGACGTTTTAGAATAAGACATCCAGGAACACAAGCAAAGAATCCATTAGACATATATTTTTTACCACCAGAACCTTCACATTTCATCTTACATGGATCTTCATTCGCAACAATAAGTTCATGTTTTTCTGAATGTTCTTGAATATATTTACAAAACTCATCACTAATTTCAAATAAAGAATCTAAATATATTCCACCAAATCTATGAAGTAATTCATATCTTGCTAAATCAGCTACTTGTGCAAAACGAGATTGTTTTAATTGTTCTCCTAATTTAATCGCATGACGCATATACGCCCATGTAATTGGCATAGTTTCTTCTTTCATATCATCATTTGTCCACATTTTGTATGTAAAACCATTTCTATTAGCAACCTCTCGAACACCATTCATTAAGTTGTGTCGTACGCTATTCGTATCTAGTGGATTACCAAACCATATTTGATGAATTACATTTGGAATTTTACGTTCAACATTTACATAAACTGTTTCATTGAAAAAGTGTTCACGTTCTACAATCTTTAATTTACCACCTTTACGTTCATATAATTGTCTACATATTGCTTGAGTAGCAGAATAGTATTGTAAAAGATTACGTTTATGTTCTAATGTAGATACCTTTAATCGTTCTCCTACTTGAAATGTTTTTGCTGAAGGAATATATTTCATAACTAATTGATTCACTTTTTTGTGATGTTCATGCCCGTATTCACCTGTTGTATTATGAGTTAATACTAGTTTCCATGGATGATTTGCTAATGATTGAATACCTTTTTCAAACAAAGTTCCATCATACAACTTTGCAGCTTTTACAGGATTTTCAGTATATATATCTTTCACATCATACATCACATATTTTGTCACATTCGCAAGTGACATAGTTTTATAGAATTCACGAGATCGTACAGGATCATTTGCGTGTGTTGAACACACTACAAACCAGCCTGGTTGTAATAATAAATTTAATCCTCCCCATAATACTTCGTCGTCGGGATGAGCGACTATGAGGAGTTTATCCACGTCCATTATTTAGTTCATTGATTTGGTTTTGTCATGGAAACTTTAATTGCTGTATGAGTCACGGAAACGTTTAGTTGGTTGTGAAAGCAGTTTTAATTGCTGTAAGCAAGACCACCCATACCAGACATTACACGAAGAATATTATAGTTGATAGCATAGACGCGAATATCAATTGTTTCATCATTATCTGGTTTAAGATGAGCATTTCCCTTAATATTGAATACAAGTGTAGCTGTATCAATTCTAGAGAAGTTACATGTTCCAGATGGTTGATGTTCTTCGGGTTTAATTGCGAATGAATACATATATACTCCGGATTTAGCTAGCCCAGTATGATGTTGGTATGGCTGAACTGTTGAAAAGTACTTACCATTTTGAACCCCCATACGTTCTTGTCCGTTCAATTGAATTAAACACTTATCAATTACATTATCATAATCATACATTGAACCAGCTAAGTTATGTGGTGATGGGACAAGAACATCATTATTATCGTAATATGAATATCTACATTGTGATTTTCCAGTTTGTTGAGTTACCCAAATAAGTTCTTTTACTGGATGATTGAATGTCAAATCAACACGATTATTAAATGATGATAATCCTTTACTTTCATTAAATTGAAGTTGTTCAATTAAATATTCATGAGATTCTTGTGCCATACGACGACGCTCTTCAACATCTAAATAAATATAATCAACTACAAGATTTGCTTGTGCAAGTTCAGGTACTAATGACAGTGGAGTATCATCATCACTATTTAGTAAACATTCAGGCTTATTCCAAAGAATATTAATTTTAACTTCATGGTATTGGAGAGCAATCAAAGGAAGAGCTGCGCCAGGATTACGACAGAAAAAGAAATTTAATGGTACATAAGCTGGTTCTGTGCTAGTATCTTGGCCATTTACACAGTTTTCGGGTTGTTCACCAGCAGTAATAAGTTTTATTAAATTATTATTTTGTAAGTAGTTTAACGTTAAGGTATACCATATAAACATAAATTCACTATACTGACGATCAATAATCTGTCCACCAATATCAAGTTCAACATACTTTATAGCATTAGCACTAATCATGTCAGCCCAGCTATTGTGGTTAGATCCAGAAGGTTTCTTTGGAAAAACCATTTCAACATATGTAGGCCCAATTAGATCAGCATGACGACCAAGAATAGCAGAACTTTTAGTCCCCCACGCAGCTTGTCCATTCAAATTTACACGAAACGGTTCCATCGCAAAATTAGTGTGGCGCTTAAACAGTCCTCTCCAGAAAGTGATCTGAGGATTCCCAGACAGGTATGCATCTTGAGCGCCATAGGCAACTAGTTGTAATAAACCACCACCCATTTGTCTTTATATGTTACATATACTCAATTTTTTTGTAGATAACTTACTTGCGACGGCGTTGAGTCTTTCCACCGCGACGTTTTCCAGCCATCATGGGAGCAGCCATAGGAGCCTCTTCATCGCTTTCACTCTCCTCACCACCTTTACGATGACGACGTCCACCCATAGCATGATGTGCGCCACCTTTCTTGTAAGTCTTTTTAGCAGACTTTAACACATGAGAGAACCATTTCTTACCCATACTTTTCTTCATTCCAGCCTCGGCTTTCATCGTTTTCTTAACATGAGATAACACTTGCTCATTTTGTTTTAACGTAAACATTTTATCACTCCGTCCAAAGACTTCGTTCACAATACTCACACCGTAGCTGTATAGATTGGAGATGAGTGTTTCATAGGCTGAAAAGATACCGCAGGATCAGGCATAGTTGGTTTCTTGTATTTCTTAGGCTTGAGAGGACGAAGAGCAGCTGGTTTGAGAACTATACTATTCTCTTGAAACTCACCAATATAGAGTTCCATCATACTATCAATTGACCCATAATTCATCATGATCCACTGACATCCAAATGTAAATAGAATTTGAGGATTATTGTTTACTAGATCTTCACCGATATCTGGTACAACCATCGTGATGTTATTACGGTTATAATCAATTAATTCATCATGATCATGAGGCTGAGATGCTTGAGTATATGTCATTCTTCGAAGATGAGATGTAGACCAAGACATATTGATTAATTCTTCCATAAGTGTTCCTTTTATCGCTCCACCAGATACAACAATAAGTTTACTTTGTAAATTACAGATTGGTTCTACTGCTAGATTCTTACGAGAATAACTATACGATGAATCTAACATATGTGACCTACATGTAGTCTTCAGAATTTCTGCGGCTGCATTAATAGTTTTTGTCTTTTCAGTATGAAACATTAAACTTAACACAAATGGATCTGATGATACAGGTGAACTAATGCTGTTAAACGCATTGTTAGCAATTGATACACAACACGCATCTAATGGAACTGTATTGTATGCGTAATCAACTCCTAGTTTTTGATTCTTTAATCCAACAACTGGTTTATCGTTGATATCTGAATAAATATCTAATTCAATCAATCGTACACCAGCTTTAATAGCAAGAGGTAAAACTGTATCACTTACATAGTCATACACTTCTGCTCCAGGAAATACAGAATATGACGATGAAGCCATATAAAAATCAGATAAACGGTATTCTCTTGGCTGAGGACATCCTAGAGGAGCTAATTTGGTAACCTTAGAATATGTAGCAAAGATAGGTTTAGCTTTTGATAATGCTTTCTTTTCATTCGGTTCAAATGAAACCCATAAAAAGTAAGAAATAGAAATGATGACTACCGCTAGTATACCATATTGAGCCGTAGGCGGAATATTTTGTTTTATCCAATCCATTACTTCTTACCGATACTATATAGCACGCCACGAAAACTTCTTACGACTTCATCAGGTACTCGCTTTTCCATTGGAATACCTGCTAAACAGCAGAAATGAAAGTATAAGCAATACATTCCACATTCCGAATCTTCATATTGGTGACGAGTTTTATTATAAGATAATTCCATGGGTTTACTATGAATACCTGTAGCATCCCACTGTTCTTTCCATCGAGCCATAAGACGTTGAATTTCAGGTTCAGGATGTTTTGAATATGAATCAAAATATGTCATTCGAGCATTTTCATACTTAGGATCTACATCTACAAATACTGCTATCCAATGCTGACCAGGACCTGTACTAACATCAGTATTAAAAACAATTCCTATTTGATGATTTCCTTTGTCATATAAATCTTTAATCTTCATGGAACATAAGGCACTTACGACACATGAACCAGTTTTAGACTTCTTATCAAAATCAATTGGAATCGCACCAATATAATGGTAACGTTTAAAGATGTACATAAATTCTTTTTCAACAGCATCAATGTCTACAGAAGATAACCATTCTTCAGGATTCTTTTCCCAACTACCAGGAGCTTTTTGTTTACGAATCATATGAGCAAGAATACATTCAGTTGTTCCAGCAGAACACTTTTCATGTAATCTATTACGAATCTCATTCCATACTTTAGTCATGCTTCCTTTCGGTATAGCATGTTCTGTTGGATGTTCTTTATTGTATACTATTCGAAGGTTCTCAACTTCTTCTTCATCCATTATCTTGAAAACGGATTATGTTATTTGCTAAACAGTCTAGAGTAGATAAAATGTCAGAAGCAATCAATGATCTAAAACGATGCGTCAAACAGTACCGTGATGTGGATAATGAAATACGTATACTAAACAAAAATGTATATGAGAAGCGTGAAGCTCGAAGAATTGTAGAGATGGAAATGTGTGATCTTATTAAACTTCGACAGTTTGATAGTGTTGATAAGCTAAAGATTGATGATGATGGATCTACAATTAAGATTCAGCGTCCAGATACATATTCAAAAGCATGGAGTCTTTCTAAAAAAGAACTTGAAAGTCTTGTAACAGGATACTTTCAGTCTACAAACAGGTTTAATGCAGAAGAATGTGTTACCTATATTGTCGAACAGCGTAAAAAGTCACTTGTTGGTAAAGAGTTTGAATTTAGCCGTGTAATTCCAGAAGAATGAGTTCTTAGAGTATAATAATGGCAGATGAAGAAGCTATTAGTGGTTTAGTAAAACTAACTAAAGCTCCAAGTGCTCAAGAAGAATTAGCTGTTGATGCTATGCTTAATTTAAAAAATATAAAAGATGATCCATCAAAAAATGAAATGCAAGAAATTATTAGAGCAGCATATGCTCTAGTAGATTTTAGTAAAATTGATATTGATGTTCTTAAAAAACAATTAAGTCAAATTGATGATGAAATTATTGATGATAATGTTGATTTTTTAGTTGAATCAGGTATTTTACCACCAGTTGATGAGATGGAAGGAGGAGCTAAACGTGGACGTGAAAATGATATAGTTTCACCTGAACCAAGCCGCAGAAGTAAAAGATCACAAACACCTTCAAGAATAATTAGAGATAATATAAGCCAAGAAGAAGAACAAAAGCAAGATTTATTAAGAAAACTAGAAGCGGTAGAAAAATTTGGAAAAAAAAATTTAACTGATAACTATGACGATCTTCCTCAAATTCTAAAAGATTTGGATGTTTGTGAGCATAATTCTGCTAGTATTGTTATGAATTTGCTTTTTCCAAAAGATGTTGTTAAAACATGGGTAGACAATAAACATACATGTAGAACTATTTTTGAATTAAGTGAAGTTGAAACACAGTGTAAAAATGTTGTACCACCAAAAGTTGATGATAATTGTTATATATGTGGATTCAAATTTAATGAAGAAGTAGAAGGATTACAACGAACATGTGAACATATATTACCAATTATTCAAGCTGTATTCTTCTTAGAATTATATACTAAAGGAAAAACTGTTAATCCTGTTTTGCTATTAGAATACGATTGGGCACATAGATGCTGTAATTATGTAAAAAATGATTATTCATTTCTTAAAACTGTAATGAGAAATAAGTATCCAACATATGAGTTTAATGGTAATCAAACATCTGTTACATTATCTTTAATTCAGAACTTAAAAGAAATATCTCCAAAAACTGGAAAACTAAAGTTTGAAGGTCTTGATAATATACAAGAACAAATAGTTAAACATGAATTAGATCCCAACAATAAATGGAAGGATCAACGTCTTAAATATATTAAAGAAACGAAGATGGATCCAATTGTAGCACATATCGCATCAAAAGGTGATAATGGTATTGCTTTATTAATTGGATTTAGAAATTGTTACGATACTAAAAATATGCATTCTAAATTTATAGATTTATTATCACAATCAACTGAAAAACAAAAAAGTGTAGGTGGTAAAACTTTCAAGAGTAATAATAATGTCGAGTTTATTCACAGCAGCAGCAGAAGCAGCAAAAAAAGCAGTGGTAGGAAAACTGCCAGGATTAATAGAAGAAAATGAGCCCATGATCGAATCAAATCTTCGAATGGCTCTTCAAAAAATGCAGCCACCCGAAGCTGCGTTATTTTTGGAACATTGGCAAAAATTAGATAGAGTTGTTCAAGATACTCTTAAGCCTGTCCCTGTAGGTGGTAAAAAACGAACTAAGAGATCTAAAAGAACAAGACGTAATAAAGCATGAACAACCAAATCCTTTATAATCCATACAACTCGAAAAATCGCTTGTTTACCAAACAGGATATTCAAGCGATTCTTCAGAAACATAAATGTGCGTTTACAATTCGCAATGTTGACCTATTTCAGACCGCAATGGTACATTCGTCATACGTAAAAAGACTAGAATACACAACCCCAACGGGAGAGACCACAACATTGGCGCCAAAGCCAGATAATGCTTTAGAGTTGTTTGATCATTCATACGAGACTCTTGAACATCTAGGAGATTCTATTCTTGGAGCAATTGTATCAACATATCTTCTTAAACGGTTTCCTGAAGAAAATGAAGGTTTTCTTACAGATTTGAAGAAGGATATTGTTTGTAATGAAATGTTAGGATCTTTAAGTCAAAGAATTGGATTAGATAAGTTCTATATTATTTCTAGACATAATGAAGATGTATGTTCTGGAAGAACAAATGCTAAGAAACTTGGAGATATTTTAGAAGCATTTATTGGAGCATTATGGACTGATAGTGGAAATGACTTTAAGATCGTATCTAGTTTTCTAATCGCAATTGTTGAGATGTATATCAATATTCCAAAACTTCTAATGAATAATCGAAACTTTAAAGAACAATTACAGAAATTTTATCAAGCTAAATTTCATCATACACCAAAGTATGTTATGCTATCTTCTGCTGCAAACACCTATACGATGGCTGCAGTAGATGAGAAGGGAATTCATATTGGAATTGGTAGTTCAGGAACTAAAAAACAAGCAGAACAATTAGCTGCTAAAGATGCTATTGAACGTCTTACATAGTCATACCAACTGTTCTCTTCTCGCGAGGAATACGTCTTACTAGTAATTCACGTTGAGTACCTCCAACTGACATATCTTCTGCTCCTTCTGGAATACCTTCAATTGCACGAAGTACTTCAGCTACACGTTGTGGCTGATCTGCAAACTGTAAAAGAAGTTGAGTACGAATTACATTACGCTTTAAAGCAGGACGACTAGTGCGAACTGAACGACTAATATTTCCTAAACCATTTCCTTCTAGAGCAAAGTTATCAACCTCATTATCACGCATAAATTCAAGAATTTTATCTGAGTTAGTAACTTTTTTATCTTTTAAAACTTTGATCTGACGACGTAGTTCACGCTCTTCATCATCATATGAAATCCATTCTTTTAATGTGTCACGGATTTTTTGCGTTGCGTCTTCAGCCATTTGTTATGTTTACGTTTCGTGGTTGAAAGTCTCTTTCCAGCAGTAGGCAATAATGTACGATGATACTCAGACATATATGGAATAAATGTTGCTACTGTTTCATGATTTTTCAAAACTTTAGCCATACGTTCAGTTTGAACCATAGCTTTATTCAAAATAATACCTAATCCAGGAACCCAATTCGCAAGATGAGCTACAGAACCGCCAATATCACCTTCTATAGCAGAAAGACTTGATGCTAATCCTGCGGCAATCGCAGTAAATGGAGCTACTGCTGCTGCTCCAACTGGTCCTGCCATAATTTCTCCAAGATCATTCGCAGTAGTAACACCTAATTCAGTACTGCCATGTAATGCTTCTAGAGCTAGATCAGCAAATGGGATATTTTCTTTTAAAGTATCAACTGTTCCAGTTACAGCCCCAAAAACAGTACTTACAGGTTCACCAATAACAGAAGGTGTATAATCTCGTAGAATACCTTTTATAGCTACATCTGTGAACGGATATTTAGATTCACCACCTTTCTGCTTCAGAGAATCTAGCATCCTTCTTGCGTTTTTTTCATCAAAAATAGGCTTCTTTTTATCCTTATCAAAATACGCAGATTCTTCTATTTCCTTTACAGTTGTTGGTTTCATGCGTTTCAAATAAAGATACAAACTAATCAATTTAATTAGTTTATCTACAAACTTCTTATCCTTTAGCTTCCGCCTTAGTGATCTATAAGCATGTTCTTCCCGTTTTGTAAACGGTGGATCATCATATATCCAAACCATTATTAAACTACGATAAATTATAATGGATTCAAGTGATTCTCATAAAATCAGTTGGAATTCACAATTAGAACGTATTATATCAGATGAGGGAGAACGATCATTATGTTATTCATGGTTACATTCAAAATCAGAAAAGTGGTTTGCTAAATTGAATACGTACTTAACACTTCCTGTAATTCTGATGTCTACAATAGCAGGAGCAGGATCGATTGGAACACAATCGTTATTTAATGGAGCAGGAGCTGCTAATGTTGTAATTGGATGTATAAGCTTAACAGTCGCAACTCTAAATACAGTTGGAAGTTACTTTTCATGGGCAAAACGTTCAGAATCACACCGAATCGCAGGAACGACTTATGCAAAGATATATCGTTTTATTTTGATTGAACTTGCGTTACCTAGAAGTGAACGTATCGCTGCGAAAGATATGTTAAAAATAGTAAGAGAACAATGTGATCGATTACAAGAAACAAGTCCTCAAATTCCTGATAATATTATTGGTGAATTTAAATTAAAATTTGGAACAACTACACCAGATGTAAAAAAGCCTGAAATTACAAATGGATTGGATCCTATTCTAGTACATCCATCTGACATGGATTCACCACATTATAAACCACCAATATTATCTAATGAACCACTTTCTATTAGAATTTCCACTTCCGGTCACACTCTAAACAAGTCACAAATGTCGTCATTGGTTCATCCGCTGAGCGAGTTTGCATCTGATAATAATCACACTTAGTCTTTTTCTTACATGCTGAACACCACATGAAGATAGCTGCACTTTCATTCTTCGAATAAAGTTTCTTCTCTGATTCAATAATTCGTTCAATTGAATCTTTCCAACGAGACGGACATAAATCTACAGCTGACATTTCTGCAAATTGGCGATATGTAATTTCACCACTTTCTAGCTTTGGTATAGAACCTTTATTCTCTGAACGATGACAGTGTTCATAAAATGATATTGCTCTGCTTCGATACATGTTCCAAAATACTCGATTATTCCAATCAACTTCAATGTTTTCCTTAATGGCTTGTTCACACACAACATGAAGGATTGCTTCTTCAAACTTTACACATGAATCACGTGTAGTCATAAATTCTCCAAAGTTTTCAATTACCTTATCACGAATAGCAGATTCTACAAACACATTTTTTGAATGACTTTGAACTGGTCTAGCAATAATAGGAATATCGCGTGATGGAACAACATCTTCTTCTTCATCATCTGCGTCATCATCATCAACTATCACATCTTCTTCATCATTATCATTTTCTATAATTTCCTCTTCTTCATCATCTGCAAATGTCCATTCTTGATATACAGTTTCATAATGATCTGCTTTTAGGTTGATATATGATGATATATGCGTATCATACTGATCCTGTTCTTCAGATTGAGTAGCAAGAATTACAATAGAACCTGTATATGTTTCTTCATCAAACGGTGATGGAAGCATATGTTGATTTATTTGATCTTCATCGCCATTTGTAGCTGCGAATATTGAAAGCCATTGAGTATCTTTAATTGAATCTTGAATCTTTCCTTGAAATTGAATTTCAGGATTTTTATACTTTTTACGAATCCATTCTAGAACATCCAAAGTTTTTGCTGGAACTTGAATATCTCCGATTGTACCATTTGGCGAAATAACAACACCGTTTACCATCTTAGTACTCGATATTGTCATCTTAATCATTTTCGTTTTCATCCTGAAAATGGAAAACGGATTCCATTAGTTCAGGTTAATAGAATAGTACAGTCTAATATGGCATATGTACCACCGCACCGTAAAAGCAATCAATCAATCATGCCACAAACAAATACAGCACCCATTCAAAGGGAACGTAGGCAATACCCGAGATCATCGGTAGACACTTATAAAGAAAAAGCTAAGCATGAAGCAGAAGAAAGAGTTAAGACAGATCTTCGCAATATAGAAAAAACAGACGATAACTTTCCAGTTCTAGGAAAAGGTATTACACATTCAGTATCATGGAATGTTACTAGTGGTCGCACTTTCAGTGAACTAGCATCGGACTGGAAGGTCGACGATGATGAGCGTAAAGAACGTGAACAGCGAGAGAAGGAAACAGGTCGTAAAGAGAACGATGTGTTTGTTCTGCCTCACTTTCGTAATGTTCGACGTTTCTCTGAGCCAGAAGATGACTACCTAGAAGAGGAACCTGAACATGTAGCCGTTGATATACAAGATGAAGATTCTGGATGGACTCGTGTAGATTATCGTAAATATCGTAAAGCAAAACCAGAAAAAGAGTTTAATGATGAAGAAGTTATGAATGAACCAAATGGAGAAGATGAATCTGTTTGGGTAGCTCCTGAAGAACATGAGACATGTTGGGATGAGCGTCGTAACTAAGTAGAACTAGAAGTATAAATAGGAGTCACTGGCTTCTTAACAAAAAAAGAATGTAGCCACGCGGCTATTTTTTGCGCAAATAAAACCAAATATAATCCTTGTGGACCACTTGATGATTTCCAACCGTAATACATTCCACCAACTATAGCAATTATCATAAGAATTACATTAAGCATTTCAATCCAACCATTCTGTTCAATTTGTTTAGAAGCCCATTCATGAATTGGATGTTTTTTCTTTGAATCACTTTTCTTCTTTTCTTCACCCATTCCTGCTGCTTTCACATCTTTTACATCAGGCTTTTTTCCAGAACGTTTACATCTCATGTATGTCTTACCATCATGTGGCATAGGACCACCTGGAAGTTGTTCGATATCATTAAAGAACACTTCACGATTTCCTAATTGTTGAATAGGTCTAGAACCGGGAACTACATTTTTTACTAGCAGAGCAAAGTCATTTGAATCAATATTAATCATTGATTTGAAAACAACCCATTTGGTCTGTTGACAAGGAGGTATCACCAATGATCCGTCATAAACATAATACGATCCTGCTGGAGGTACCATCATGAATAATCCCCATTGTTCTCCTAGAGAAACTGATGTAGATGTTGTGCTAGGATTTGCATATGGAACAAATGCGTTAAAGAAATGAGTTGAACTTGTTTGATTTGGATTCACACGCACAAGCGAACTTACACAAAGCAAACCAGATGTTGGACTACTAAAAATAGCAACTACTTCTGCGTCTGCTTGTACGTTTTCAATAGTATGATGACTAGGATGTGTAACTAAAAGTGTTTGACATGTATACCCTTCTCCTGCAAATTTACAACTTCCTAGACCAGCTTGATTTTGTAGAATAAGACCTTCATCTGAAACGATAACATTTGCTTGAGAAATATATGCGTCATCAAATGTTAGTTCACACATTAGATCACAAGGTTTCGAAGAAGATTGAGATAAATTAATAGGACTTTGGTTAGAGTTCACACATTGATCCCCCCATGAAGAACTTGATCCATAGATACTCATTTGTAGTTTCCCATGATTTTGTATCCTGAGATTAAGCAATATGGGAGTACAATCTGGTGGTATTTCAGCTAGTAGCGGACTCTCTACTGTTGGAATTATTTTAACATTAATAGTTACCTTAGTAGCTCTTGTCTTTGGAGGATATACTTCTGGTACAGATCAAACATTTCAACAAGGTATAATTGGTTTTATAAGCAAAGCTGTACTCTACATGCCTAATGTTTTATTTGGATATGGCTTCATTGCGGATATATTCAATAATACCGGATACCATTACTCTATTGCTAGTACAACTGCTCTTCTAGGTATGGTTATTAATAAAACAATTGGTAGTACAGTTGGAACAGGTATTTCATTTATAGCTGAAAAGGTACGTCAAGCTCCAGTAATGGCCGCTGCTCTAGCTACCGCTGCTACAGTAGCCGTAGCTCCCGCCGCTGCTGCTGCTGCTACAGGAATTGAAATGACTGCTATGCCTGCGATTGCTGCTGCTCCGGCCGCTGCTGTTGCCGCAGCTCCTGTTATAGCTCCTGCTGCCGCTGCTGCCGCTGTTGGTACTGCTGCTGCTTCTACATTTCCACCTGTTCAACCTCTTCCTGCCGATGGTGTAGATCCTGGTCCTCCTCCTCCAATGACTGGTGGATTTAGTGATATATGTTCCTTACCTGGATTCGAATGGCTTGAAAACAAGGTTGCTCCTCAAGGCATTGTTATGTCAATGACAGTTCTTTGGTATTTAATGATTGAATTATGGGATACTGGTTCAGGTGGACAAACTGTTGCTCTTGGAGTTACAACAGCTATTACATTCGCAGTACAGTGGTTAGTTCTAGCAAAGAGTGGATGTCTAGATTCATACCGATTCACAGTATATTCTCCTTTAATTGCTTTAGTTATGGCAATTACATTCGCAGGATCATCATATGGTATCCAAAAAGTAATTCGTAGGAATATATCTAGTGGAGGAGTACCTGTAGCACCTGTACCTTCAGGAACACCAGGAACATTTGTATGTCCACCTGGAACTGTACTATCTACAAGTGGAGAATCATGTGTAACACCATTAGGTCCTGGAGGAATACAACCAACGAATAATGGAACAATCATTAATGTCGGTGGAAAAAATGAAACATCTGCTCCAGTAGATGATAACGATCAATTTGTTTGTGAAGCATATAAAGACGGTGAATTAGTTACATCTACGATTGTTGACTAATACGAATCCCATTTCTAATAATACGATAATATCCTGCTATATTTGTACCTGAATGCTTTTCAACATTTGAACCACTTACTACTACAATTGTAGGAACAACCTTTACATTATACTTGGTGGCAAATCCTTCATTGTCATCATGTGTATTCACAGATACCCAAGTTACTTGAGAAAATTCTTCTTTTAAATCATCAACAGATGGTTTGATTGCCTTACATGGAGTACATGTAGGAGACCAAAATTGATATACTATTACACTCATTCTTCTTTTACTATAGTAATTCCTTCTTTAATTAAACCAGTTTCCGTTTTAAGTCGAAACATTACAGTTCTATGAAGACGTTGTTTTTCAACTTCAAATCCTTTCTTCTTTATAGTTTTAGAAAACGCAGATATAATAGCCGCATTTAATAATTTTGTATCAAGTTTATCAACATTAGATAGACACCATGCTACGAGATCACTTTCACATACAGGAGCTCCCATTAACTTTAAAGGACATCCATCTAGTGCTTCTTCTCCATTTGATACAATTTCTTTGATTTCTTCATCTGGATTAAGAACCTTAGAAGCCATACGGTCTACAATATGATTATTGCGACTTGCTTCATCCAATCCTCCAGTGTGTGCTTTCACGTACACAATGTTAAATGATTTGAAACGAGATAAACGGTTCGCAGTATCTTCTATAATATCACGATGAATTACATCACCACCTTGAGATGTCTTCCATTTATTACGAACCCATGAAGATAACCAATTTGTTAAACAATTTTTAGAATACATGGAATCAGTATTGATTTTTAAATCAGTTTCATCTAAAGGAAATGCTATCTCTGCTGCTTTCACAGCTTCAGAAATAGCCATAAGTTCACCACGTTGATTTGTTTGTGTTTGGTCTTCTGGAACACGATCAGCATTTGAAATTGATTTATATTCTGGGAAATAAAATGCCCATGAAGCTTGAGCATCTTTCTTACCGTTCTTAGAACAAGCCCCATCGGTATATACTTCAACCTTCATAGTTGCTTAATAACAGGAGTATTTATGTAAGTTGGCATTCGTTTTACTATACATCGGCTTTGAATAGCAGGTTGTAATGTCGTAGGATCTTCAACATGAAACCAAACTCTACACTTAAATGATCGTTCTTCAAGAGAACGTCGAATCATTTGTTGACATGAAAAAGTTAGAAACTCAGAATGGTATACAATAAGAACACGTATACGCATTTCTTGTCTAGCAGCTACTTGTGAAATCCAGTTGTAGAACCAAGGTGAAAATGTCTCAACTGTATTCATTTCAGCAGCATCTATTTCTGCAAATTCACACTCTTTTTCATGAAGTAATTTATATTCTTTCCATGCTTTCTGAGTCTCTATATCATTAAGAGGTTCAAAAAGTATATAATGCGGAGGTGGATATTGTAGCATTGTATTTATTATTCAACTCTATGAAGACCCAACAATTTTTTTCACAGGTACCTCAGTTGATACAACATACAAACTATTCTCAGTAGCAACAATGTAACAAGTCTCACACTTAAAAATGTTTTGAATTGTAGATGTATACTCACTATCGGACTTTACAAGATATTTAGTGTTATCAGGTTAAACACCAATACAGCATTTCTTCTCTAGACTATCACGAAAATAGTCAAGATATACTGGCTTATCATCATCAATTGCCAACTGAGCAGCTCGTAAAAGAACACTTGCGGAAGGCATAGACATTTGTTTCTACAAAATTTTTGTACTTGACTCTACTGAACGCATTTTAGAGTATCTTCTAGACGAAATCGAGATCTCATACATAAATTAGGAAGTTCTGGTCGAGGAATCGCAAGAAATGGTGTGAGTGTTGTGCTAATAAGTTGTTTTAACTCTTTTGCTTCTTTAGGAAGAACCTTTGAACTTTCATATAAGAAATCAACATATTGAGTTGTATTCTCTTCGGTCTGTTCACATTTTTGCTGTTTAGCAGTTACTTCAAGTTCTGTAATTACATCTCGAATAGATGAAATCATGATATCTTCAGTAATAAGATTACGTACAAACAGTTGAGTTAGAAACTTAGCATAACCACGACGTTTATCTTTCTGACTCATCCATTGAACTACCTTATCTGCAAAATCAGGTTCAGTTGAGCTAGGATATGTCAAAGTTGTATTAATATCATAAAGCTTCGTAAACATCTTAGCTTGTATAGTAAAGTCTTCAGAGATTTCAGGAAATACACTGTTTAACTGAACTGCACAATCTGCGAGTACTCCTGCAAATAAATGTTCACTAATAGCCTTATCAAATAAGAGTGCGGTTACTCGTAACCTAAATTCCTGATCTCTTTTCTGAAGAATTTCAATTGCTTGTTCCGATAGAACTTTTAGATTTTGTCCACTCATCTTATTTAGAATAGCAAATACCTCAAAATAATCTGGATCTCCTTTATCCTTTAGTCTACTGACATATGTGCTTAATATTTTCTCTCTCCAGTTATCATTTACATGTTTAGGTTGATCATGTCGTGGACGATATGATGAATGTTTCGGAGGAGGACGAAACGGTTTGTATGCTACAGGTGTTATGCGTAATTTTGCGATGTTATCTTGTACACTTCGAGGAATTGGGAGTTTTAATCCAAAACGAGCCGAATATACTTGTGCGATTGTTAAGCTCATTTGTAATAGTTACTACAATTCTATACTATGTAAAACGAATCCGTTTCACATTTCTGGGGTATTATACCAGATATCACCATGAGCGAAATTCAATTTGAAATAGATGCTAATCCAATGTACTCCTGGGCTGCATGGGGAAATATGTCATATAAATCAGTAGCAGATGTAATTGCTGAACTTATTGATAATTCAAAACAAGCTGGTTCGACAAATGTACATATAAAAATATTCAGTGAAGATGGTCGTAGATTCATTACAATAGAAGATAATGGATCATGGGGCAAAATGTCAAAAGAGATTCTAGTAAAGTGTTTTGGATATGGAAAATCAAAGACTACTGTGAAGCAAGGATTAAATGAACATAATTGTGGGTTAAAACATTCATTGGCATATATGGATCCTCAAAATATGTATTGGAAAATCCAGATTAAGAATGATGGAGTTACATGGGAACTAGCAGCTCCATATTCTCATATGATGACATTGAAGAAGAATGTATCTTATATCGGTGAAATGACTTGTTCGAATTCTACTATTATCAAGATTCCATTAGAAGATACTCAATTTAAGACACTTTACTATAACAGATCAGTAAAGGGTGTTCCAAATGAACAAATGTTAACTTCTCGTCTTGGATTATACTTATCATCATTTTGGATGAGATGTGATGACTTTATGCAAAAGAAGTTTCAAGTTTTACTTAATGATGTTCCAGTAGAACCATATGATATTCTTCGTGATCCATGTGTTAAGTTTAGTGGAAAAGGAAAGATTCCAAAAACAAAAATTAAACTGACTGAAAATAGTCCAGACGTTGATATTGAAGTTTGGCATCTACATTTAACACCTCAGTATCGAAAAGATCATCCTTTATTCAGAAGAAGTCCAGATTTTGCAGGAGCGTTTATTTTCAAGCATGGACGATACATTAAAGGTCAGATTTTCCCAGAGATATATGGAAAGTCACGAGATTATCATTTTGCAGGACATCTAGTTATTGTAAATATTGCAGGTGATTCTGAAGGACTTCCTGCTACTCATACAACTAAAAACGATTTCAATAATAAGGATCCTAAACTAGAAACTTTGTACTCGTACATTAATGATACTACACCTGCTATTCAATCATCAGATAAAGATAAAGAAACAGCGGTATGTGAAATAGAGTATGTACGAAGACTAGCTCAGCAAAAGCGAAAGAATAATCAAAGAAAGATTGAGAAAGGAGATTATGATGTATTTGAACAGCAAGAATTCAAGTTGTATAATCAGGCATCAATTCTACAAAATAAAGATAAGCCTGATATGGTAGAATATGATAAGCGAGATAAATTAGTTACAATTACAGAAGGTAAGAAAGGTCCTGTTACAGTCGATGGTCTACGTCAACTATATTTCTATTACCGAAATTTGAAATATTTCTATCCTGATTTTGAAAATTGTGAATTTGAATTAAAGTTTATAGTTCTAGATGATCGTATCAATGAAGCATATCGTGATGAACTTGCTATGCTTCAAAAACAAGATGAATTCTTTACTCCAACAGTTGAAACATTCGCAGAATACAATATTATGTAAAACGAATCGTTTTAGATCTAGATACAAACTATCGTAGTATTATTACAAATGGGTTCAGAAGTAGACACCACAAAACTCCAATATTCTTGGATTCTGTGGTATCATGATCCCGACAACAAGGATTATTCACTTGAAAGTTATATCAAGATCGCTGACATCAGCACAATTCAACAATTTTGGACAATTATAGATTCAATATCAAAAGAAGCATGGGAATCAGGTATGTTCTTCTTTATGCGACGAGGTTTCAAACCTATATGGGATGCTCATGAAAATGAAGCAGGTGGAGCATGGTCAAAGAAAGTAGAAGCATCAATCGTATACACAACATGGGTTGATCTAATGGTTAATTGTATCGCAGATGAGTTTATGGTTCATCGTAAGGAAACTCTTGTAGGTATTACAATTTCTCCTAAAGGTCCGGCTTCTATCGTAAAAATATGGAATACAACTACAACAGTTTCTGATAATAGTTACATTAATCCGAATATGAGCGGATTTAAAATCGGAGAAGATGTTACGTATACAGCCCACAAAGCAAGACCTAAGTAAATATAATGCGATTCATAATAGACATTAATAAAGAAAAAATAATAAATTATCTAGAGTCTAATTTTCGAGAGTTAGTTAGATTTTTATATCAATGGATTTCTACAGATGGAGAAGTATTAGGATACATTTTAGGAATATGGCATTTATTAGTATGTATAAACATTTTCATATGTGTATTACTTTGTCATACTATTTATCCTAATTTTTGGTTTCAATTTGCAGTATTTGCTTGTATGTTTACTATTTGGATTCAACATATATTTCTTCATGTATGTGTTGTTTTTGTAGCAGAAGTGAATCTTACAAATAAGGAACCACCTTTTTATACAATTATACGTGATATTACATCATTAAACATGAATGATTTTATAAGTCATTTCTTAGTAGCAGAAACAATAGCTTTAGGATGTTTCTTTCTGGAAATACTCGGGAAGATATCGCTATATATTCATGAGTATTATGGTGTAAAATTATAATGAGAGATTTATTTGTTGATGGATGGAATTCATTCTGGCATGTCGTATTTGGAATGATAGGTGCTATATACTTTCCAGTACTTATACTATTTATTGCTTATCAACTTATAGATCCTTTTGAAAAAAATGTATTAACTGACATTGCAGAAGGATTAATTGGATATTATCTTATTAAGTCGTACAATTCATTAAGCATAACTTAATATCACCTAAGTTTGCGATGACATAACGAATCATAAGAAACCAATCATTCTTCATATGTATCTCCAAATTGTTAGAAAGATTTGTACACTTGGTAAACAGCACAAGAAGAGGAAGGGAGAAGTTTCCAGTAACAATTTCATCGCTTGTTTTCTTCTGAATACTAAATTCATTTTCAGAATCACCCATTACAGTCGTACGAGATGCAAAATGTCCTTTACATGAGAATGTCAAAGATGAACCTACATTCTTAATCTCAACTGTCTTGGCTCCTAGTAAAGTCATATCACGACAAATCTTCTGAAAATCAAGAGATGGCATAGTAATATTTGTGCTAAACTCAGTCTCAGGTAAACGAATATCAGACTCATCACGATCAAGCAGATTTAACTTATATCGAGTAACCTGCTTCTTCTCACCATCTTCTAGTAAAATACCTAATGAATTAGAATCAGCTTGATCCACATAAAAAGTAATTGTATCGTCATTTGTAGCAGTACGAACAATTCGATAAAGATGATCAGTATTCACACCAATAACAAACTTAGGACTATTATGGTTATATTCAAACTTCTCAAACTTATCTGCAAAAAGACGAAAGTGTACAAGAACAGTATGTGTATTATCCATGGCTACCATACGAATACCATCCTTATCAAAAATAAGACTCATTTCAACTAGAATACATTTGATAGCCTCGGTAAGTGTACGAATAGCACCAGTCTGTACAGTTTTAGCTTCAACAATATACTCTGGCATTTAATGTGTTTACTCGGCTGCGTTTAAAACCTTTGTTTCAAAGAACTTTAATCTAGCCTTTCTTAAGTCCTCTAGATTTTTAGGTGATGATGTTTTTTTTGATAGTTTACCAAATAATAATGTGGGTCCAATTCCTCCAAGCAATAATAGTTATACTTATGAGTTCAGAAATCCAACTTAATTCATTTTTTGTCTCATAGTTTGATTCTTCTTTTTTGATACAATACGACCACCTTTATTATACATTAAGTCGTCTTTTGTAAGACCACCTGATGTCTTCTCTGCTCCACCATGCATAACTTTTGCTCGTGATCCAATCTTCTGAGTTTTCTTATTGGGCATTTACTTGTTATATACAATTTTTCTTGTTTTCGCATCACCTATACCATATATCAAACTAGATTTTAACATTGTTTTTCCATTATCACTAAATCCATCAACTTGTCTACATATACATGGATTTAATCCATACCATACATCTTTTTTCATAAGTTCACACCAATATACATCAGAATTATATTTAGAATTTCTATAATCAAATCCAATCCCATTTCTTAATTTATGAACTGATATCTCTCTGTTTTTTAAAAGTTTATCTCGATACGATTCATTTACTAAATAAGCACCAGAATTATTTGAAAAATAAATTCTAGGAAAATCATATTTCCAATACCATCCTAGAAGCAAAATAACATTCCAATCTGAAAGCTTTGTAAGTTCTTCAAGTTTTGGATATTCATCTTTAAAATTTAACCATTCTAAATCATCTTCTAAAATAAGAATGTTTTTCCAGTTCTCTTTTTTTGCTAGTTTAAGAACTTCTTTATGACTTTCAACACATCCAAGTGGGCCATGTGAACGTTTAATAGCAGAAAACCTAACAACTTTTTCAAGTGGAATTTGTCCTTCTTCAAAAAATTTAGACATGATATCTCGTCTATCTTGTCGATGATCTAAATTAATATAAATAAATTTATCTACAAACTCCCACATTATTATATAAGCACAATTGAAATCATGTTTATGAACTCAATTGTGCCCTTTCGGGACTTTTAATTATTTTTTAGTAAATGTTTAGTTGGAGTATGCAAGACCACCCATGCCAGACATTACACGAAGCACATTGTAGTTGAGGGCATACACGCGCACCTGAGCAGTGTTGCTGCCAGTTACAGTGTTAACTGACACAGTAAGCTGAAGAGTTGCCTTGTCGATACGAGAGAAGTTACATGTGCCAGAAGGCTGGTGCTCCTCAGGGCGAAGAGCAAACGAGTACACGTTGATACCAGTTGACGGGCAACGGCTGTGGTGTTGGTAAGGCTGCACCTTGTCGAAGTAAGATCCCTCACGCTCAGTGAAACGATCCTGGCCGTTGAGCTGAAGCTTAGCAACCTCAACAGGGTTCTTACCGTCGCAACGCACATCAGCATCTACAAGCAACTTAGCAAGCAAGTAGTTTGAGCTGTTAGAACCTGTCGCGCCACTCGTATTAGTAGTTGGCTGATCACTAGTTGTGTCATTCGTAAACGATGAAAGTAAACCAACTGACATATCCCAATCATCAGAGTAGTTGAATGGCTGTTGTCCCAGGTACGACTGGTTTGCTTCTCCGCCAGAAGAGCAGTCAACAAAGGAATCACGCTGAACAACCCAGAAGAGCTCCTTTACAGGGTGGTTAAAGTTGAGCTGGATCTTGTTGGAAGAGCTAGTAATGCTCTCTGCGCCAGTGTACTGAACCTGCTCAATCAAGTACTCATGAGACTGCTGGGCGAACCGACGGCGTTCCTCAGTGTCGAGGTAGCAGTAGTCAACGTAGAGAGACGCAGCTGCAAGTGATACTGATGAACCTCTACTGCCAGTAGCATAAGAGCAGTTAGGCAGTGTCTCAAAGTCAACGTTGATACGAACCTCATGGTATTGAAGTGCAATCAAAGGGATCGCAACACCAGGATTGCGGCAGAACCAGAACTGAAGAGGGATGTACAAGGTCTTTGCGGGAGTACCTGCACGACCGATACATGACTTAGTAATTTCCTCAGAACCACATGGCGCATCTAAAGGTTGACCATTAGAATCCTTCAGAAGAACAAGATCAGGAGTGTTACCAATGATAGAGTCAAGAGCACGAACCGTACCTGCATCAGTTGAAAGCTGAGTCCAGATTTGCATCCAGTCACCATACTGACGATCAATGCGCTGACCACCAATCTCTACCTCAACCTGCTTAATAAGACGGTGACCAATGTAGTGCACCCATCGGAAGTCAGAGCTTGTGCCTTCAAGGTCAACCACAGGAAGCACAACTTGGACGTATGTCTTGTACATGAGATCTGCGTTACGGTTGATGATTGCCGTCACACGCTTGTTGAAGTCCGCCTGACCGTTGAAGGTTACCTCAATGGACTCCACTGCAAAGTTAGTGTGTCGCTTGTAAAGGATCTTCCAGAACGTAATTTGGGGATTACCAGAGATGTAAACATCCTGTGCGCCATAAGAGACAAGTTGCATTAAACCACCACCCATATTGTTGTTATGATACTCAGCAAGAAAAAATTATTAGAAGATAAATGCCGAACATATGGATGGTGCCGACCGCGAACCCTTTAATAAACACGTTTTTACGTTCTCTAATTGTGATTGCCACGATGATTCTTGGTTTCAAGACATCATGGTATTCTGCGTATTGGGGAGCTATTGTTCATGATTTGATTTCATTAATTTTGATTAAGGATCTAGTGTCCAGTTGATCCAAATCCACCACTTCCACGACTATCAGGTGCAGCTGGAAGATCACTTAAATTATTTACAAAAATAATATCTTTCCATGGAAGCCAATTGTGTTGAACAACTTGAAATAATCTACGACCATGCTCAATAACATATTCTCCGTCATCTGAAATACAATCAACTCTTGCAATTAATTCACCACGATAACCAGCATCTGCTAATCCAATTTGATTAGACATACGAAGAGGTGTTAAAGAAGTGGATGAACGAGCTAGTAAAAGGTATGGAACTGGATTTCCTTCTAAATCAAGTGCTGCAAAATGAGCCCCAAGTTTCATTTCTACTCCATATTTTTTGATCTGAAAATAAAGAGTCATTTCAGGTGAAAGAAGATCAAATCCAGAATCAGTCCAACGACGATTCTTTACGTGTTCTTGCATATCACTACGAAGAGTATCACTTGGTACATATACATAAAGACTCATCGTATTATTCGTGTTATACATATTCCATGTAAGTCTTTATAGGTAAGAAAGTAATAGCAACACAAATAGCCCCAGCAATTTGAGCAATCACGTTATACATAAACTCTTCAGTTGGTACACGTCCGATCATCCATGCTGATAAACTTCCAATAGGTGTAAAGTAACCTGTTGTAATACCTTTTGAGATACTAAACATAGCAAAATATACAATTGCCATTATTGAAGGATCAGCTTCTGTCAATAATTTTGCATAGATAATAGTTACAACTCCTAGAAATTCAATGAAATACTTATTCCACATCATTTGTATATGATACATATATTTATGGAAATCGAACACTTTTAATCATGCTAAATAACCTATTATTACACCTATGTGTATAATTTACATTTCGTTGTTCTATATCACTAAATGATGGTCTTTGAATACACATTTGTGGCATAATAATATACCAATTATCTCTTTGTTGAATTCTATTCCAATATCGATCACCTCTATGAGGAGATTTAAATTCTTTAATAAGAAGTTTAAGTCCTTCTTTATAATTATTTAATAGTGTAGTGTAATAATGATTTGAAACCAAATAAGCAGTTCTTGCACAACAGTCTCGTAACTTATATGTTTTTGAATTATGAAAAACATCATGACCTGATAATAGTATTACGTCATATGGTTTACTTATTAAGTTTAATAATAGTTTAGAACCTTTTTCAGGATTACGCCATTGTAAATCATCTTCAACAATTAAAACATTTTTCCAATTATTTTGAATAGCTAATTCTAATGCTCCTATATGACTCATTGAACACCCAATACCTCCTTTTTCATGTTTAATTGCATCAAATCTTTGAATTTTTTCAGGAGGAAATACCTTTAAAAGTTCTGATTCAATCTGTTGTTTTCTATCAATTCGATGAGATAAATTGATATAAATAACTTTTTCTATAAAGTCCATTATTTATACAATCTATTTAAGATTAACAATGATTCTTTTAGTAAATGAAAGTACTTACACTTAGAATTTATAATTCAACAATTGATTATGATGAAATGTATAAGATTCATAAAGAGTATGATAAAAATAGTATTTATATAACTAGTTCTATTTCAGTTATAGAACCTATTTATAATCCAGAAACACAAATACTTACAGTACCCGGTAAAGAATCACTTATTCCAGGAATTCTTGAAAAAACACTGTCAGGAATAGAATATTGTTTAAAAAACTTTGAATTTGATATTTTAATTCGAAGTAATATGTCAACTGTAATTGATTATGATGAATTAAAAAAACAAATTTTAACAATAAATAAACCATATGGTGGTCATGTTTGGCAAATTAATATAGAAGGACATTGTTTTAATTTTGTATCTGGATGTTGTATTGTTTTAAATAAAGATATTTGTAATTATTTGATTAATAACAAAACCAATTTATTGTATCATTTACCAGATGATGTAGCAATAGGAAAGCTATTAAACAATAAGTTTCTTATTACATTTTCTACAAAGTATAATGAAACAAATATAATTTCTAAAAATACATGCTTTTATAGATTTAGAAATGACTTAACACGATATGATATGAGACAGCTAGATCTATATAATATGAAAAATTTTTATAGAAATTAGACCAATGAACATTTCAAATCGGCATTTATCAGCCTGAAAAATTGAAGCTATAATTTACTATAACTATATAGTATAAAAATGGGTTACACAGTGAGTTGGCAACAACTTCCATTTTCGGA